GCAAATGTTAGAACTAAAACACCAAGAGCAATTAAGCTCATAAATATTGCACGGATTTTCAATTTATCCATTTTAGATAACTTCATCTTAATTACCCTTTCACAAAGAAAATAACGTAATAACCCGTAATTGTTATTACAGTGAATAGAATATTGATGATTTGATTTTCTAGTTTTGAACGTGGCATGATTTGTTCCTTTAAATTGGGGCTGGAGCCCCGTTTGATTATTTAGTTAATAATGTTGATAAAAAATTACGGCACGTTGCAAGTTCTATTGGCAAATAACCAAGTTCAGTTTGTAATGTATAGATAGCGCAAATCAAATCAATTACGGTTTGGTTTGATTGAACTACAGCGTCAATTAGAATGACTGCGGTATGGTTATTATCACGTGTTAAATCATCTTGTAAATCAATACGATTTTTTAAACTTAATTGTTTAATTTGAATTTCAGTATAATCGGTAATTTGTTGAACTGTTAGCATTTTAAATCTCCTAGTTAAGTAATGTGCTGCGATATAGTTATATTAAATCTATTTGATTAACTCGTCAACAACTATTTCGACTATTTTGTATTTATTTTTATTCCTTATATATGTAGATTTATTTTCACTTTATTTTAAAATAGTTGTTGACTAACAGAACGAATAGATTGAATATACATACATCGACAACGCATTAACAAAACGGAGAAATAAAATGGAAAAGATTCTAGACAAAGTTAAAAAGCTTCTTGCACTTGCAAACAACGCGGCAGCCACTGAAGGGGAACGCGATAACGCGCTTCGTATGGCTCACGGGTTTCTAGCAAGGCATAACCTTACAATGCAGGACGCTCAACATCACGAAGCAATGGAAAATCGTGAAAAACATATTATCGAAACATTTCACATGGTTTGGTGTAAACAAACTTGCAACTCAATTGCAAAACTATTCTTCTGTAAATATTATTCAAGCGAAAAGTTAAACGCAACTAAAGGTAAACATTATTTTGTGGGCAAACAATCCAACGTTATTACCGCAACTCTGATTTCCACATACGTTATTAATTCCATTCTTAAAGAATGCCGTAAAAATTGGGCGCATAACTTAGCACCTCAATCCCGCTCATTTAGTATCGGAGCAGCGGATAGACTTAGCGAGCGCGTCAAGGAAATGCTGGAAGAATCTAAAATAGACGGTATTTCAGCAGAAAATGCGGTAGTATTACACAACATTTATAAAACTGAATTGGATGCTAACGAAATGTTTATTAAAAGTTCTGGAACAAGTTTAACAAGTTCTAAAGCTAAAGCACAGACTGTTAATATGGAACATTACAAAGCAGGCAAAGAATTTGGAAATCGAATTAATTTAAACGGTCAAATTGTAAACAAAGACCAATTGAGGATTAAATAAAATGAGCAACACTTTAACAGGTTTGCCAAGTTCAAGGGAAAATAAAGAACCCATTCCCGCTAATGCAGGGATGAGGCAACAAATGCACAACACCCTTTGTAAAGACTGTGCATTTACAAGTGACTTATGCACAAATATTGAAAAGAAAACAATCGCCTTTAATGACCGTAAACTTGTTAAAAGTTGTACAGGGTTTGTTAGATTATTAGGATAAATAAAATGGCAGATGCAGACTTACAAGCCCAAGAACGCGAATGGTATTCCGTTAGCGATATTAAGACTTTTCTTCATGATGGCTATGGTAGAGTTCTTGGGCAAATTGACTTAACAGATGAAGCACTTTTTAAAGCAAGTTATTACGGTGCTGCATCTATTGGAACGTTTATGTTTCTTGAGCAAGCTAAAGATGCTTTGATTAAAACTTTTGATAATAGGGGGTAATATGAACCGCGGAAAAGAATTTAATCAACTTGTAAAGCATTTTGCTATTTGCTGCCAGTACAAAATTGACGCGCCTGAAATTCCCCTGCTACCCGTATTCCGTGCAAAGCTTGTGACGTTACGCAATGCAAAGTTTTCTTGGGTTGACCGTACTGAAAATGAAGTTCGTAATGCTGTTGATTTATTTTTAAGGGAGAATCCGTAATGAAAATTTATGGTTATAATAATATTGAACGATTTAAAAAATCAATGCTAAATAAAGAGCTAATTGCAATTTTAAATACTGATTTTATGGTTGTGAGTATTGATATTCCAAATATTACTATGCCTGAAGCAATAGTTAAATTGGCGCAATTTTATCCAGCATTAGAATGTCCACGAAAGGAATTATAATGGGAATTATTATCGTTGCAGCACTTGCATTCTTTTTCTACTTTTTACCTGCATTAATTGCATCCAGTTATAAACGTAAAAATACCACTGCAATATTCGTCCTCAACTTTCTTCTTGGCTGGACTGGCTTGGGTTGGGTACTTGCTTTAATATGGGCGTTTATAGAATAGGAATTATTATGCAAGCCCGTATTGACAAAATCATTTCAAATGTCCGCCAGCATATTCAGGAACGTGATTTTCATAGCGCGAATACTGAATTGGATAAGCTTGCTCGCATTACAGTTGAAATCACAACTTCCAATAAATTCCTAGTTTCATCTTCAGACGGACATCGCAAAGCCAACGAGCAGATTAAAGCTCGTGAAGAAGCTGTTCATTCTGAAATCACTGAAAGCGTTTTGCACATGGAAAAACTTCTTAAACTTATTGACGAACATGAAAGCAGACAAAATGGCATCAGTTAACACAATGGTTAAGCAGCTTTCAGGCTTACTTGGAACAAACGACCTGTCTACTTGGGAACATGATTTTGTGGACAGAATTGTTGAACTAACAGATACAGGGCGTAAAGTTTCAGATTTGTCTAGTAAGCAAGTTGAAACTGTTTTGAAAATCTTTAATAAAAACTTCGAAGGTTAGTATGGTATATTATTTTATTTGGACTTCTGCAATTATAATTGCGTTAAATCTTTTATTATTACTATGGCTTCTTCGCTGGGATATCTTTGAACGTATTGCTGAATATTTAATTCAACGTGCAATCAAAACGCCTTACTTCCATCTTGAGGGATATATGGAACGCTATTGGCTTGTTCCCTATAAAATGGAAGGTTCGGAAACAGCTATTGGCTGCGGCAAAGTAAGTTTCCTTAAACGCCCTATTGCTTGGGTGTTGCAAAGTTTAGGAATAGCTGTTAGGGTGCATAAAATACTGAGAAGCGACATAGGCAGAGACTTTCATAATCACCCTTGGAACTTTGTTAGCGTGATATTAATGAGCAACTATTATGAAGTAACGCCTAACTATGATAAGAATAATTTTTATGTAGGGGAATTAGAAACTTATTGCCCGCAAGGCTCAATTCTGTTTCGGAACGATTCGCAAATGCACCGGTTGAAACTTGCTGATAAAACAGTCGTTGGGAATTGTCATACTCAATTCTTACCTGTTTGGACTTTATTTATTACAGGGCCAAAGAAACGTAAATGGGGCTTTTTGACTCATCCAAGTAACATTATTTCATATAAAGATTACTTTAAAACCTTTAAGGCTAACAATGAAGAATAACCAACCTATTGTTCTGGAGCTTGTAACAGCTATTGAGATTTGTTGCAGGCAAGTTAATACAATGACACGCTTAACAGGGCGTTCAATGTTAATGACGGAATTACAAGAACGAATTAATAGGTGCGTTGATGATTTTAAATTGCTTTACAAAGAAATCCCAAACGATAGCGAATTTATTGTGGAAACAGCTATAGATGGTTTATTGTTTATAGCTGCTAATCAAGTATTTCGTGATTATGTTGAAGTTGAAGAACGTTCAAATATTGTCCATTCTACTATAAATAAAGACCCTTTTATGCTGAATACCTTGCATTGATTAGCCTGTTTCCTGTATTGTGATGCTTAACTAATAACTTTAAGCATCTTCATGGCCGCGCCAAATCATATTGTTAAACGAAATAGAGAAGAAGAAACGCAAGCTTCCGTATTTGAAACTCGGCAGAAAATGGTTGCTGCTGCAAACATGCGTAAAGAAGGCCACGGATATCCCCACATTGCAACCACAATAGGCTGCTCCCGTTCATATGCTGAAAAGCTTGTTCGTAAAGCACTTCGCGAAATCATTGAAGAGTCTTTTCAAGAGTTAGTAAAAATTGAAACTGCTCGTTTAGATGCCATATTCCTTCCAGCTTTCTTAGCAGCTACTCAAACAGACAAAGACGGCAACCCGATATTCAACAAAGAAGCAACGGATACGGCTATTAAAATAATGGAGCGTAGAGCACGATTCCTAGGTTTAGACAAACCTGTTAAGGCTGAAATTAGCGGCGACTTTAATATTGGAAGTTCAGTCCAAGTTTATATCCCACACAACGGACGCGATTTACCTTCAGGTTTGACTATTGAAAACGGTGAGATTGTTTCCCCCGTATTAAACGTCATAAATGACGACTTAGAATTTGACGATGGGGATGATGACGACTTATCTGAATTGCTTTATGATAACTCCCCTGTAGAGCGCATGTAATGGCTGGTGAAAGTTTACGCCCTCAAGCTGGGCCACAAGAAGCTTTCCTTTCTAACTCAGCTGATATCATTATTTTCGGCGGTGCGGCTGGTGGGGGCAAGTCGTTCTCGATTTTACTTGAGCCACTCAGGCATGTTACAACTAACAGAAGATTTAATGCTGTAGCGTTTAGGCGTAATGCAACCCAAGTTCGAAATCCAGGCGGATTATGGGATGCGTCAATGAATATGTATCCACAATGCGGGGGCATCCCAGTTCAGCAACCTATGGAATGGCGCTGGCCAAAAGGCGGGCGCGTTAAGTTCGCTCACTTGGAAAATGAATCCAGTGTATTGGATTGGCAAGGCGCTGAAATCCCTCTTATTCTTTTTGATGAATTAACACACTTTACAAAGACCCAATTTTTCTACATGCTTTCCCGTAATCGTTCTATGTCTGGAGTTAAAGGATACGTTAGAGCAACTACAAACCCTGACGCTGAATCATGGGTTGCAGAATTAATTGATTGGTGGATTGAGCCAAACACAGGTTTTGCAATTGAAGAACGATGCGGAGTTATCCGTTGGTTCTTACGGATTGATGATGAAATTGTTTGGGGCGATAGTAGCGATGAATTATTTCAAGCGCATAAGAATCATGATTTACCGGACGACCATACGGAACAACCCCAGCCTAAATCGTTAACCTTCATCTTATCAAAGCTTACTGACAATAAAGCTTTGATGGCTTCTGACCCAGGTTACATGGCCAACCTTAAAGCTTTGTCCCGCGTAGAACGTGCAAGATTGCTTGAAGGTAACTGGAAAATTAAACCTGCTGCCGGGCTTTACTTTAAAAAAAGCGAAGTTACTATTGTGGAATCAGCTGAAGATGTTGTAAGCTGGGTTCGTCGCTGGGATTTGGCTGCTACAGAACCCGCTGAAGGCAATCCAAATCCTGATTATACAGTCGGGCTTTTAATGGGCAGACGCAAGAATGGGCGCTTCGTTGTTGGCGATGTTATACGTGAAAGATTTAGGGCTGCTAAGGTTCGGGAGCTTGTTTTACGAACAGCAAATAACGATGGTAAAAAAGTCCGTATTGGCATCTCGCAAGACCCGGGTCAAGCAGGGAAAGACCAAGCTGAAACTTATGTAAATGATTTGGCAGGATTTAAAGTTGAAGTATCTAGGGAAACAGGCGACAAAGTAACTCGCGCGGAACCGTTTGCAGCTCAATGGCAAAATGGGAACGTTGATATTTTGCGAGGGGCATGGAACGATGTTTTGTTTTCTGAATATGAACAGTTCCCGTCAAAAGGTGTTCACGATGACCAAGTGGATGCGGGCTCGGGAGCTTTTGATATGATAAGCGGAGTTGACAAGCTATTAATGTGGGCAAAATTGGGTAAAGCTAATTAAGGATTAAATATCATGGCAGTTAAAAAAACCATAGTTCGTATCGCAACAACTGCAACAAATGCAGACCGTAAAGAACGAATCCGCGATTTGAAACAACACCAGCAAAAGAAAACGGGTGACTCGTTTATTAACTTTGCGATGAATATGGGTATAGGCACGGACAACCCGATGTCTGGAAGTTCTTACGGTTTTAATCCTGTTACCCGTAACCGCGTAATGCTAGAATGGATTCACCGTGGTTCTTGGCTTGGTGGAGTCGCTGTTGATTTAGTTGCAGAAGATATGACTAAAGCGGGTATTAAACTTGAAGGTAAGGTTGGCCCGGATGATATTAATATAATTGAAGAAACTGCAACAACCTTGAATATTTGGACTAAACTTTCAGACACAATTAAATGGTCACGCTTATATGGCGGAGCAATTGCAGTCATGTTGGTGGATGGGCAGGACGTAAGCACCCCGCTCCGTTTAAACACAATTCGTAAAAATCAGTTCTGCGGTTTACTTTCACTTGACCGCTGGATGGTTGAACCCAGCTTGAACGATTTAGTTACTGACCTTGGCCCAAGTTTAGGAATGCCTAAATTTTATCGCGTTACGGCTCAAGCGCCTGCTTTATCAGGCCAAAAGATTCACCACTCACGTTGTATTCGTTTAGAAGGAATTGAACTTCCGTATTGGCAAAAGATAACTGAAAATCTTTGGGGAATATCTGTTATCGAACGGCTATATGACAGGATGATTGCTTTTGATAGTGCAACCACAGGCGCGGCCCAATTGGTTTATAAATCATATATGCGAACATACAAGATTGCAGGGATGCGGGAAATTGTGGCTGCTGGTGGGGATGCTCAAGCAGGTTTAATTCAGTACGTTGATATGATGCGCCGTTTCCAAGGTATTGAAGGCATCACTTTAATTGACGTGGAAGATGAAGTTCAAGCAGATTCCCATTCTGCATTTGGCGGATTAGCGGATGCTTTGCAACAATTCGGGCAGCAAATTTCAGGCGCTTTGCAAATACCTTTATCCCGTTTGTTTGGCCAATCCCCTTCAGGATTTGATAGCGGAGACAGTTCAACTAATACATATTATGACGGGATTAACTCTAAACAAAATAAAGATTTAAAAGTGGGTGTTACAAAAATTTACCGCGCTATTGCAGCATCGGAGGGAATTGTTTTACCTGATGGGTTTAAGATTGAGTTTAACCACTTGAAACAATTAACTGAAGTTGAAAAGACTAACATTGCTGAAGGAACTGCTCGTTGCGTTCTTGCTGCTGAAGATAACGGTACAATTAGCCGTAAGACTGCTTTAACTGAATTAAGGCAGTCTTCTAAAATCACAGGCATCTTTAGTAATATTACTGACGAAGAAATTGATGACGCTGAAGATGCTCCGCCTCCTAACGCTGAAGAACTATTAGCCAATGGTAGCGGGGAAACTTTACCAAGTAAGGTTTCAGAGGGAAGCTAAATGTCAGCCTTCGAAAATCTAATGGCAACAACAAAAGACGCAACCCCTCGCGAGATGAAACGTTTTGCCAAAGAACGTTTTAGAGCTGCAAAGCGGATGGAAAATGATTACTTGCGTTCTTTGAAACAAGTTGTAAAACAGATTGACAATATTATTAAAGGGATGTCCCCGCGCGGCATTCCGCAAAACCCAAGACAGATTGAACAAATGCTTCAACAGTATGCCCAGCTCATAAGCCCTTGGGCGCGAGTTCTTGCGAACAAAATGATAACTGAAATATCCGAAAAGAATGTTCTTGCTTGGAATACTGTGGGCAATAACTTTGGACGTTCGCTTCGTAAAGAATTAGAAACTTCATCAACTGGGCAATTATTCAATCAACTGTTAAACGAGCAAGTTATACTCATAACTAGCTTGCCGCTTGAAGCTGCTCAACGTGTCCACAAATTAACAAGTGAAGCTTTGATAACTTCCGCGCGTCCAAAAGAGATTGCTGCTGAAATAATGAAAACGGGCGAAGTTACTAAGTCCCGCGCGACTTGCATTGCGCGAACTGAGGTATCACGTACAGCTTCAAAGCTTACAGAAGCGCGTTCCTCGCATTTGGGCATAACACATTATATATGGCGGACAAGCGGGGATTCCGATGTACGACATTCCCATAAAGAAATGGACGGGAAAGTTATTGCATGGGATACGCCGCCAACTTTGAGCGATGGCAGCGTGACTCATGCGGGGCAGATTTATAACTGCCGTTGTTATCCAGAACCAATTATTCCGGAAGATTAAAAGCCTTCTAGCTTTACTTCGAAACATGTTAAGCGTTCTTGGCGTAAAAGATTGCATTCAATAAAACGGTTGCCAAATTCAGCTTTAAGAAGTTCCGTGCGGCGTTCAATTTCAGCTTTTGAACATCTACAAACACACCAAAATTTAACACGACGACCGTATGAACGGTTTTCACTATACGGACGGCCTTCTTCTAAATTTATTGCTTTGCGAATTCTAATTGTGTCTTGTTTAGCTAATTCTTTAAAATCTGTTACTTTTGGGAATGTCATTTTAAATCTCCTTATTTATGTTTACTTGCTCGATGTAGTTATTATCAATCTATTTAAAAGTTAATCAAGCGTTATTTCGATTTATTTTCAATTATTTTGCATTTAATTTCCAAATAAAAATCATTTGCCTTCAAGAAAAACAACTTGCACAATACCAGCATCAGTTTAAAACAATTTATTCGTTTGATTAATTTAAAGGAACTATTATGAAGATTTCAAATAATTTTATCACGCTAGCAGTAACCTTCGTTCTTTTGATGTGCGCGTCTTTAGCAAATGCTGACGCAGTTTATCCGTACCAAACTCCAGTTTATATTCCAAATGCAGTTTCAGCGCCAATTGCGTATACTGCTCCTGCTGACTACTTGTTTACAACAAACGGTGTTGGCACAGTAACTCTTCGAGTTTCAGGTACGTGTACTTCATTAGCTGCAACATTGAAAGCCAGTAACGATAACACGAACTTTACTGCAATCAATTTATACCCAATTGCAACAGGTACAGTCGCACCAACTGCCGTTGCTTCCGTCGGTGCTGTAGGTTTCTGGAAAGCCAATACAGTAGGCTTCACCAATCTTGACTTTAATATTACCGCTTTAACTGCCACATGTACAGTCGCAATTGTGGGTACACCGGGCGGTAGTTTTAACGGTACTCAGTTCTAAGTATAACAACATGGCTTCTAAAGTTCAATTCCATACTACAGAAAAGTTAGGCCCTAAACAGAGCCTAACGCCCGAAGGCTTTCTTTTGTGCCTTGACGTTCCATTAGCAAGAACTGGAATGATGATTTACGGGCCAAACGAAACTCCAATCTCAGCAGGTAAAGACGGGCTAGTCCGTATTTTCCGCGATGATAAAGAAGTGTTCAACGACATTACTTTAGCAAGCGCAAATGGAAAACCTGTAGTCAACGAGCATCCTGATGAAGATGTTACGCCTGAAAACTGGAAAGAATTAGCAAGAGGCATTTGCTTAAATCCTCGCCGCGGCGAAGGTGCTTACGACGACTTAATGATTGGGGATTTGTTAATTACACTCCCTGAAGAAATTAAAGCTGTCCAAGAAGGCTTACGTGAAATCAGTTTAGGGTATGAAGCGGACTATACGGAAGACGAACCTGGAACAGGCCATCAGTCAAACATTATTATTAATCATATAGCGTTGGTTGAATCTGGTCGCTGCGGCCCTCGCTGTGCAATCGGCGACCAAAACACTCAAACAAATAAGGAGCCCATTATGGCTAAGAAACAAACGAATAAACTTGTAGATGCTTTAATGCGAGCTTTTAAAGCCAAAGACTCGCAAGAAGTTGAAGAGATTGCAAAAGAAGTTGCGGATGCTGAAGTTGAAGGTTCGGGTGAAGGCGATACACATATTCACATTCATAACGGCGAAGTTGCTGCTCCGGCTGCTGCGCTAGATGAAGACCCACTTGTTGACCCAACTAACGATGACGATTATGACGCTCGCTTTGCTGCAATTGAAGCCCGTTTGGATGCTTTGGAAGCTGCTCGGACAGGTGATGCCGAAGGCGAAGCTGAAGAAGAAAAAGTTATGGACGAGCTTGAAGAAGAAGCTCCAGCCAATGTTACAAAAGATTCAGTGCGTAAAGCTAAAGACTCAGCGTTCTTAGAAGATAGCTTTCAAGAAACAGTTTCAATGGCTGAAATTATTGCGCCGGGCATCCGTGTTCCAACATTTGACCGCGCAATGAAACCAGCTCACTCGTTGAAGGCAATTTGTAATCTTCGCAGTACATCTTTAGACCTAGCTTATGCTCAAGCTGCAACTCGCGGAATGATTGACGACTTGCTTGCTGGTAAAACTTTGGACACAAAGAACATGACCTGTGATGCAGTTCGCACATTATTCCGTTCAGTAGGCGCATTGAAAAAAGCAGCAAATAACAACGGCAGTTTTTCTGTCAGTGATATGGAAAAAACACAAACTCGCGGCGTTAAGTCAATCGCTGAACTAAACAAAGCTAATGCTGAGTATTACGCTAAACAGCATTAATTATTGACTTAACCAAAACTTTAAATTTTAAGGAGCTTCAAATGAAATTAACAACACGTATGAAAACCCGCGATGTGGCTTTTACATTTCGAATGGGTGCTGGCTTTACAGGTGATGTGAATCGTACTCACCCAGCTTCAATTGAACCAGTATTGATTGACGCATCTGCTCCACCTTTGTTATTTGGTGAAGCTGTAGTTGTTGACCCAACAACTCAAGGCGTTCGCCCTTTAGTTGCAGGTGATTCAGCATTAACTAAAGTTTACGGTGTAACTGTTCGCGCATTCCCAACACAACAAAGCTCAGGCACTAACTACGGCGCTGCGGCTTTGGGTTCAGCTGTTCCACCTGTTTCAGGTGTTATGGACGTATTGCGTTCAGGTTACATTATGGTTCAGCTTGGAAACAATGCTTGGCCTAATGCTAAAAAAGGTTCAGCAGTATTTGTGTGGATTGCGGCTTCAAGTGGTAACCATGTTCAAGGTGCTTTTGAAGATACAGCAACAGGCGGCAGCACAATCGCTCTTGACACATCGTTATACACTTTTAACGGCACGGCAGATGCGAGCGGTGTTGTTGAATTAGCTTTCAACATCTAATCGCTTAACTGAAAAAAAGAAAAGGAAACCAAAATGAAAAGTAATTTAATTCTTCCAGTACGCATGAAGACCCGTGACATGCAAACATTTGATTCAGGCTTTCGCACATTGGATGCAGCTGGTAATCAAGCAGGCAAATCGTTGGGTTATGCAGTTAAAACTTATGATGGTCGTACAGTCGACTCAACTGGTGCATTCTTAGTAGGCGAGCTTGAACGCTTAGACCTTACTTTACATGCTCCTCTTGCTGCTGTAACTTATGGCCGCGATATCGATTTACGTGAAGACGTAACGATTGCGGATGAAGTGTCAAGCTTCACATTAAGCAACTTTGCTTCAAGCGGTTCACTAGGTACTGGCAACGGTATTGGTAACGGTAAAGCATGGATTGGTAAAAACTCAGACCAAATCGCAGGCGTATCTGTGGACATTGGTAAAATCCCAAATCCATTAACACCATGGGGCTTGGAACTGAAATATACTATTTTAGAGCTTGAATCAGCTGCTAAATTAGGCCGTCCTGTAGATGCTCAGAAATTTGAAGCATTGCAACTCAAACACCAAATGGATATCGATGAACAAGTTTACATCGGTGACGTTTCAAGTGGTGTAAAAGGTTTGATTAACAATGCTGGCGTAACTGCTGCAAACTTCCCAAATGGTGTTTCAGGCTTCTCAGCTTGGACTAAAAAGACACCTGACGAAATCTTAGCAGACGTTAACGCTATGATTACAACAACTTGGGCTCGCACTGGTTGGGCTGTAATGCCAAACCGTTTGTTGTTACCTCCAGCTCAATTTGGTTATATCAGCACTCAAAAGATTGGTACTGCTGCCCAAGTTTCTATCCTTAAATATATTTTGGATAACAACATTCTTAAAGCTTCAGGCCAAGGTGATTTAACTATCCTTCCACTAAAATGGTGCATCGGGGCTGGTGTAGGTGGTACAATTGGAACCGTTGGTATTGACCGTGCTGTAATTTATGTTAAGGACCGCCAACGTGTTCGTTACCCAATGACATTGTTACAACGCACCCCAATCCAATATGATAGTATTTATCATAAAACTACATACTTCTGCCGTTTAGGTGTGACTGAAGTTGTATACGCCGAGTGCATAGGCTACTTTGACGGCCTATAATTTAGGCAACTAAACATAGCCCCGTTAATTTGGGGCTATGTTTTAAATTTATCTTATTTAAGGAGCCTAACATGGCTAATAAAGAAACTCCTGAAGCAATTGTTCCACCTGTACCCGCACCAGCGCCAGAAGTGCCCGCTGCTGCAATTCAACAACCTTGGGAAACTCCTACTGCAAACGCAGAAACGGAAGCTCCTTTAGTGCAAGAAGCACCTGCTGAAACTCCTGCTATAACTGACGAATTTATTGCGCCTACTGCTGAAGTAGAAGCCGTTGAAAAAACTGCTGAAGTAGATGCTGCCTCAATTGTGGACATTCCTAAAGTTGACGAAACTCCAGAAGAAACTCCTGAAGCTGCCCCAGTTGAACAAACCAATAAATCAACTGTTACGGTTGTTATTCCGCAAGCTTTTGATTTGACAATTTCACACGAGCAAACTAAACATTTCAAAGCAGGGATTACTGAAATGGAACCTGACGAAGCGGACCATTGGTATTCAAAAGCAAATGGTGTAAAACCTTACATTCCTTCAGTTTAAATTTGTATCGTTAAACCCTCTTAAAATCTGGAAAGGCTTGTTATGACTGTTACAGTGGCAACTTTTAGAACAAGCTTTACTGAATTTACAAGTGCAACTATCTATCCTGATGCAGACGTTCAGTTTTGGCTTACTTATGCAGGATTACTTCTAAATGCAAACCGTTGGAAGTCAATGCTGGATTTGGGAACTTCCCTATTCATTGCCCACAATTTGGTCTTAGAGCAGCAAGCGAAAGCAAGTGCTGCAAACGGCGCTCCGCCGGGTTTAAGTTCTGGAATTGTTTCTTCTAAATCCGTTGATAAAGTGTCTATAAGTTACGACACGAACTCCGCTGCTGAAAAAGATGCGGGGCAATGGAATTTAACTATTTACGGGCAACGCTATTTCCGCCTTATGAAAATGTTTGGCGCTGGACCACTTCAAGTAGGTATTGGCGCATCCCCTTTTGATTCTGCTTGGCCTGGTGTTGTCATGCCTTACAATAATTAATATGGTTAGCGGAGTCAAAAAGACTGTAGATAATTTGCCAAAGCTTAAAGCAAACTTGGCGAAAATGACTGCTCGTGCAGTCTTTGTGGGTGTTCCAAGTGAAACAACAAACATCCGTGAAGATATGAGTAATGTTGGCCCAATCAATAATGCAACGATTGCGTATTTGATGCAAAATGGGTCACCCGCTCAAAATATCCCTGCCCGTCCTTTTATGACTATTGGAATGGACGGGGCAAAAGAGCCCGCAACTAAACAATTAGAGAATGCTGCGAAGCGTATGCTCAAAAGCAACGATTCCGCTGAAATTGAACGAGGCTTGGGGCTTGCGGGGCAAGTAGCAGAAAACTATATTAAGAATGCTATTAACAGCAACATACAGCCCGCACTTTCCGAAGCTACTTTAAAAGCTCGCGCAAGACGTGGACGTAAAGGCGCAATGCAAGAATTGGCCAATCGTGCTGCTGGAATGGAACCAAATGAAGGCGGAGATTTAGCTAAGACTTTGGTTGATACGGGCGCTTTACGAAATTCAATTAGATACGTTATAAGGGAAGATAAATAATGAGTATTCATATTCATATACATAATAAAGTTAAGGATGCTGAAGGCGATGTATTTCAACCCGGCGACAAAGTTTTAATTAAACCTCAAGCATATCCTAATATGACATATGAAGGTAAAGTTTTACGCAAAACGCCAAATGGTTATAGCTGTCAAGTTAATTTAAACGGATTTGTTTTTAAAGAAACATTTTCAGCAACACGAATGACGAAGACTTAAATGGCAACCCTTGACGTTTCTGATGTTTTATTATCGCCTGAATTTACGGATAACTATTCTATTCAGCGAAATGTTGAAACTGTGGACATTCACGGGCGTTCTACAACTACACCAACAACAACTGCATCTTTTGGAGTTGTTACAATGGCAAACGGAGCTGATTTAAAACGTTATCCTGAATTGCAAATGCTTGAACGAGTTTTGAGCATTGTTACAAAGACAAGATTGCAAAGTGCAGTAAATGGAGCCCAGCCTGATATTATTATTTGGCGCGGTGATAATTATGTTGTAAAAGCATTAGACCCTTATCCACAATATGGGCAAGGTTTTTATCAAGCTATTGCAGCTTCAATTGATTTAATGGATGTAGCTATTTAATGCCAAACTCTTCAGCAACTGGCGGAGCACTTCTACCAACCTCAAGTCCGGGTTTAATTCAGGGCGATGCGCTTGATGACTTTCTGCAAGCTTGGGTTGTTAGCCTTTGCGGAATTGACCCAACAATGGTGCGCCCTCGTTGGCAACCTGCTCCAGCAAACATTCCAGCATTTGGAGTGGATTGGTGCGCCTTTGGGATAACTTTGTATGATAAAGAAACTTTTGCAGCGGAGCTACACTTCGCAACTGGGAACGGGTATAATGAAGTACGTTTGAACGAAGAAGTGACTTGTATGGTTTCTTTTTACGGCCCAAACTCAGCAAGTTATGCGTCCTTACTTAGTGACAATATGCAAGCTTCGCAAAATAGAGAAATTTTAAGCGTAAACGCAATGGGTTTAGTTTCCGCAGGTAATATTACTCCAATGCCTGAATTAATAAAAGAGCGTTGGTTAAAAAGATTTGATTTAAGCTTTATTATTAGACGACAAATTATTAGAGATTACAATGTGTTGTCAATTACGTCTGCTCAAACGCTGCTTAATAATGAGCATTATATAGAAACAATCAATGTTCCATAAGGAGAACTATAATGGCTGGTAACGCACTTTCAATTAGCCGCTTGATTTCAACGTCAGTTAATCTGTCGCCTAATCCAGCGCAATTTCAAAACATTTCAACATTGCTAATCCTAGGTTCGTCTAGCGTCATTGATGTTGTTTCTCGTATTCGTAATTATCAAAGTATCGCCCAAGTAGCTTTGGATTTTGGTACAACTTCCCCTGAATACTTAGCTGCGGTATTGTGGTTTGAACAAAGCCCTCAACCAACAAGCCTTTCAATTGGTCGTTGGGCTAAAACAGCCGTTGGTGGCCAATTAATAGGCGCAACATTGTCAGCAGCCCAACAAGCTTTATCCTTGTTTACTGCAATTACAAGCGGAACTGTTCAAGTTACAGTTGACAGCATTCCTTTAGCTGTAACAGGTTTAAACTTTGCTGCGGCAACAAACTTAAATGGAGTTGCCCAAATCCTTCAAACTGCAATTGCAGCTCTCTCAACAGGTTCAACTGTAGTTTGGAATGCTGTTTTTTCACGATTTGAAGTAACTTCAGGCACAACAGGCGCAACTTCTAGCGTTTCATTCTTCAATGCTCCAACTGCTTTGGGCAATGCTGTATTCAGTGCGAACCCTACTGCTGCGGATACTTTAACTATCAACGGAACTGTAATAACATTTGTTTCAACAACTCCGGTTGGTAACCAAGTACAAATTGGCGGAACTTTAGCAATCACCCTTGCAAGCCTTTTGTCTTTCTTGTCTGCTTCAGTGGACGTACAATTAGTCAAAATGACTTACAGTGTAGTAGGCTCAACATTGTATGTTGTTTCCGTTCTTACAGGAACAGCGGGCAATGCTTACACACTTGCAAAAGTGTCAACTGCAATCACACTTTCAGGAGCAACGTTAGCTGGCGGAACAGGTACAAACCTTTATGGTTTGTTTGGTAATTCAGTTACAAACTCCGGCGCGTATGTTGCAAACGGTATCGCTGCGGAAACTGCGGTTCAAGCTGTTACAATATTCGACCAAAACTTTGGCCAAAACTGGTATGGTTTAACTGTTACAGGTGCGGCTGATTCCGACCATTTAGCAATTGCACCTTACATTGAAGCTGCTACTAATAAGCATCTTTATGGTGTTTCTACAACTGCGGCGGGTGTCCTTTCGTCTGTTAGCGTGACGGATATTGCATATTTGTTATCACAACTACTTTACAACAGAACCGTTGTTCAGTATTCAAGTTCTAACCTTTATTCAGTTTGCTCACTTCTTGCTCGCATCTTGACAACAGATTATAACGGTAACAATACTGTAATCACTTTGATGTATAAACAAGAACCCGGTATCGTTGCTGAAACATTAAATGCGACTCAAATTGCAGCATTAGAAGCAAAAAATGCGAACGTGTTTGTAGCATACAATAACAATACGGCAATCATTGAAAAAGGCGTTTGTTCTTCAGGTAATTTTGTGGACATCATTACAGGTACGGACTGGCTTGCATTAGACATTCAAACATTGCTTTATAACTTACTTTACACTAGCACAACAAAGATTCCTCAAACAGATATTGGAACTCATTTGCTTGTAACTACCGTTGAGTCAGCTTGCTCACAAGGTGTAATTAATGGTTTACTTGCACCGGGTGTTTGGAGCTCAGGTGGTTTTGGTAACTTAGCCCAAGGTGACTTTTTACCTAAAGGTTTCTATGTTTACGTGGCTCCAGTAGCTCTACAAAACCCAGCTGACCGCGCTGCTCGTAAATCCCCACCAATTCAAGTGGCTGTTAAACTTGCTGGAGCGATTCATACGATTGATGTTCAAATCAATGTTAATAGATGATACATTTAAAATCTGTTTAAACAAATTTAAGGAGTAAGTTATGTCACATAGTACATATTCGTTTTTAGACACACATGCTGCAATCGTTGGGCCGGGCGGTTCAATTAATCTGGCTGCGGGTGCTGGAGCTGCGGAAGAAGGTATTACAATTGAACCAACTGAAGGCATCAATACAATGACAATTGGTGCTGATGGTACGCCCATGCACTCACTTCATGCAAACAAGTCTGGTAAAGTTACAGTACGTTTACTGAAAACATCCCCCGTTAACGCACGTCTTTCACAGATGTACGCATTCCAAACTTCAGCGGGTGCAAACCACGGGCAAAATACAATAACGCTGGCGAATAGCTTGAGTGGTGACGTTGTTACCTGTCAAGTGGTTGCTTTTGAGAAAGTTCCTTCACTAACATTTGCTAAAGAAGCTGGTACAAATGAATGGACTTTTGATGCGGGCATCATTGACCGCGCACTTGGTTCGCTTTAATAAGCTATAATTAATTTTTTAGCTTATTTTAAGGATTGAACATGGACGAGATTGAAATTGAAGGGCAAGTTTACGCAATTGGGAGAATGGATGTTTTTACCCAATTTCACGTTGTTAGACGTTTAGGCCCTTTAGCTCCAACAATTTTGGCGTATCTAGAAAAGCCAAAAGAAGAACGGCAGCTCTTAGACTTGTTCTATCCTTTAATGGGATTAATCTCAACGCTTTCTGACGCGGATACAAATTACATTTTGCATGAATGTTTGGCTACTGTTACTCGTAAACAAGCTGGCGGATGGGCAAAAGTTCAAAGTTCCGGTGGTTTAATGTTTGATGATATTACAATGCCTACAATGTTGAAACTAACATGGGAAGTTATCTTGAAGGATATAGCTAGTTTTTTTCCTACAAGCCCCGCGATTTTGGGCAAGGAAACAGCTCCGGCATAATCTACGTCAGCATGCTAAACAATGAAGACTGGCTAATGCGGCCAGTTCTTCGTCAACTTTGTAAATATGAATCGCTGCTAGACGGTACTTTAGGATTATTGGATATTGCGCGTTTAAATGAAGCTTTAGACGTAGAACAAGAAAACCAAAGACGTTCACAAAAGGAGAACTAGATTGAGTGGAAGTGCTGAAATATTGCAGGAATATCTAGTTCGTCTTGGTTTTGTCACCGATGCTATTGGCGTTAAAAAGATGGACGGTGCTCTAGGCGCAATAAGTAAAAAAGCCCTTGGTGTGGGTTCAGCAGTAATGGGAATGGCTGTTACTGCTGAAGCGGCAATTGGCATCTTTTCAAGCCAAATGGAAAAGATGTACTACGCATCTAAACTTTCAGGCAGCTCAATAACTAATCTGAAATCATTAGGGCAAGCAGGTAAATCTGTGGGTGTTATGGGTGACCAAATTGGCGATGCTGTCCACAATATGGCAGCCGCAATCCGCTTGAATCCGGGTATGCAACAACTTATTGAAAGCTTCGGCGTTAAAGTTACAGGGCGTGACGTTAGTGATGTTGCAATTGATACAATGAAAGCTCTTAGTCGTCAACCTGAATGGTTGGGCGCACAATGGGCAAACCAACTATTTGGTATGGATGCAGATACTTATCATTTACTTGTTGCAACACCAGGCGCATTGGATAAAGTTGGAGATGCTCAAAAAAATCTAAAAGCAATGTACGCGGCTTATGGCCTGGACTGGGAAGAAGAAGGTAAACGGGCTGTAGAATATAATACCCAACTTCGTGTCTTAGAAAACAGATTTGAAACTCTTGGCGCGGTAATGATGAAAGATTTACAGCCTGCGTTCCAATGGCTTAACGGGGCATTAACTACAGGTCTTGATAGTTTAACAAAATTTTTATCTACCAAAGATGACGTTGTTAAAAAAGGTGATAAGCTAATTCCAATAGGTAAAGATGGGGGAGTTATTGTAAATGGAAAATTTAGGCCAAATTCAGTAACGCCTAAACACCAAGACCCTGATTACCGTAGACATATCGATTACGGTAAAAGAACAACTGACTGGATGAAAAGTCTTTACCCTTATTTTCACAGTGATGCTGCTACTGCGGAATGGCGTAAGAAAAACGGGGGCGCGGCTCCAGCTCGTATTGGCCCAGCACCAGCAAGGGTTTCAGCGTCCAATACGCTTGAAGATATTGATAAACAATACGGGTTTCCGTCAGGCACAATGCGTTCAATGATGCGAGTAGAATCTACAGGTAACCCTAATGCTATTTCACCTAAAGGCGCAAAGGGTAGATTTCAAGTAATGCCTGCTACTGCATCAAGCCCGGGTTTTGGTTTATCAGGTTGGAATCAACTGGATACAACAAACAACCAAGACGCAAGCCATTCAGCTGCATACTTGGCAGCACTTGTTAAGAAACACGGTAGCCTTGGTTTAGCTTTAGCAGCTTACAACGGCGGAACAGGTAATGTGGACAAATACCACGGAATGCCCCCATTTAAAGAAACACAAGATTATGTTGCCAATGTGCTTGGAGGGCTTGACAATACAAAATTAGGCGCGGCAGCGGGTGGAGGAAATACTGTGACAATTCATCAAGAAAACAATTTTAATATTGCAGGCACAGATTCGCAATCAACAAGCAGGTCAATCGAAGCTGGCTTAGGCCGTATGAATGCTGATTTAACCCGTGGATTTAAAGGGGCTGTTCAATAATGGCTAACTTTGTAGGCTTTGCAAGTGCTGCTTTACAATTAGGATTAGAGTCTTTAATTGTAAAGCCTAAGCGCGGCATTTATACAAACCTTGGCCCATATGAACCCATTATTATTCCTCATGCAACTATCGAAGAACACCATACTGACGAGCTTGAGATAACGGAGCACCCTATTCAATTAGGCTCTAATATTTCAGACCATGCTTTCATGCGTCCTTCTGAAATCACTATTAAAATGGGGTTCTCAAATAGTCCTTCAAATAGCGGATTAATTAACGCCGCAATTAGTGCGGCAGCCGCTTCTTCCCCCGTTGTAAATGCGATTGCAAACGCGGTTGAAATTGGCGCAAATATTCAGTCAGCTATGACTGGAGCAAATCCAAATCAAGTAAACGCTATTTATGCAAATCTTTTGGCTTTACAATCTAGCCGAACTTTAGTAAGTATTTTCGCAGGTCGCAGAACTTATCATAATATGTTGCTTAAAGGGCTTTCTGTCTTAAATGATAGCAAGTCTGAAAATGCTTTATTCATTAGTGTCGACTGCCGACAAGTTATTATTGTGAACACAGAAAGTGTTTTATTGCAACGTGCTAATCAAGCTTCAAAAGTAACTGTTCCAATGTCACAAGAAGGCGGAAAATCTGTGCAAACTTTCCCAAACTATAATCCAATTCCGCTATGACGACCCCTTACGAAATCCCATTAGCTCCAATGCCACAAACGTTTTCAATTGCGTTGAATAACATTCAATATACTATTCTTTTACAATGGTGTGACCCAGCTAACTGCTGGAAGATTGATATCCAAGATGTTAACGGGGTAAACATACTTACAGGCATTCCGCTTGTCACAGGGGTGGACTTACTGCAACCTTATAAATATTTGAATTTTGGTGGAAGCTTGGTTGCACAAACTGACCATGATATCAACGCTATCCCGACTTACGATAACATGGGTTTAACTAGCCACTTATTGTGGATAACAACCCCATGAGTAATCAATTTGGACGAAAAGTTTCCTTGGTGCTTTCTACTGGAAGCAAGGGAATTGATTTATCTAAATTTCGCATTCGATTTAATGTAAGCAATTCTGATTTTGAAAGTCCGGGTACCCTTGCAGTTAGAGTTTACAATTTAACAGCTGAAACAATCCAAGTTTTAAAAGAGTTCCAAGATGTCACTTTGAACGCAGGTTACGAGCAAGGCAATTATGGGATTATCTTTCAAGGTAACACTAAACAGTATCGAACTGGACGTGAAAATAATAAAGATAATTACTTGGATATTTTTGCAGCGGATGGGGACTTAGGTTTTAATTTCGGCTATGCAAATACAACATTACAAAAAGGCGCAACTGCTCAAGCGCAAATGAAAGCTTTAACATCCGCAATGCCGGGCATAAGTATTGATGATGGATTTCAAGATATTTATGCAACCCAAGGTCATACTCCAAATGTAAATAAACTTTTACGCGGTAAGACAATGCTTGGGATGGCAAGGAATAGAATTCGTACAGTAATGAATACTTTGGATTATTCATGGTCAATTGAAAATGGTAAAATATTGCCTATCCCAATCACAGGCTATAGGCCCGGTGAAGCTGTTAAAATTAATTCTGCAACTGGATTAATTGGAACTCCTGAACAAACAGACGCTGGGATAACTGCAACTTGTCTTCTTAATAGCAAAATAAGAATTGGCGGATTAGTTCGTTTAAATAATGCTGAAATTACACAATTGGAACAGAAAGACCTTTCTAACCCAACTCCCTATAATCAACGCGTAGGTTTTCAATTGAATACTCCTTTAGCGCCCGTAAATTCAAAAGGTGACGGATATTATCGTGTTTATGCGGTTGAGCATGAAGGTGATTCACGTGGGCATGAATGGTATACGCATTTGACATTATTAGCAACTAGCATTTCAGGAACCGTGATTGGGTCGGTAAAGCCATGAGACGTGAAGAACGAACTGACGACCCTTATAATGCAATGGCTGCGGCTTTGCAAGGGTTACAAGCAGACATACAAACTGCAATGCCTGCAATTATCCAAAGTTTTGACCCTTTAACACAAACATGCACTGCTCAACCTTGTTTGCAAATGTTGGTGACAAATCCGGACAATACAAAACAATGGGTGACAATATCAATTGTTGTGGATATCCCTGTAATATTTCCAGCGGGTGGAGGATTTACTTTAACCTTTCCTGTAAAACAAGGTGATGAGTGTTTACTTGTTTTCTCATCACGCTGTATCGATGCTTGGTGGACTACGGGTAAAGTTAGCCAACAAGCTGAACTTCGAATGCACGATATTTCAGACGGATTTGCAATCGTTGGAGCACGTTCAATTCCAAGAATGCTGCCAAATGTTTCAACAAGTAGCGTTCAACTACGTTCCGATGATTCGCTTGCTTATGTTGAAATAGCTGCCGGGCATGTTGTCAATGTTGTAGCGCCTGGAGGATTAAACTTTACTGCCCCCACAATAACAATGAACGCTAGTTCTTCTGTTATACTTGCAACGCCCACAACAACTGTAAAGGGCGACATTACAGGAACAGGAACAATGGGCGTAGGCAATTCAAGCTTTCCGGGTGAAGGTACATTTAACGGTCATTCCGTTGGGCATCATGTGCATCCTGACCCTCAAGGTGGTTCAACTGGCCAACCGACTGGATAATTTATATGAGATACCGCAAATTAGACATTAATGGCGATTTTACATTTGGGCAAGGTGCTGGCAATTTTTATGTGAATACGCCAGCAGCCGTTGCTCAAGCTGTTAAAACACAATTAGGCTTAATTGAAGGCGAATGGTTCCTTGACACCACATTGGGAACACCTTATAATTCCAAAATATTAGGAGCAGGTCATATTTCAACATATGATGCGGCTATTCAAGAAGTGATTATGAATACGCAAGGGGTTACAAAAATTATACAATACTCTAGCAATTATAATCCATCAACAAGGCAAGCTCGGGTTTCAGTTACCCTAGATACGCTTTACGGTTCAGTTACCTTGAGTACGAACTTATGATATACCCTCTTGCAACTTTAGCCCCAACAATTAATTCAACAGGTATATCTGCGCCGCAATATAGCGATATTTATCAATCTTTAATTGCAAGTTTTCAAACTATCTATGGAACTGATATTTATATTTCAGCGGATAGTCAAGACGGTCAATGGTTAGCAGTTATTGCCAAAGCTATCAATGATAGTAACCAAGCTGCGATTGCAGTATTTCAAAGTTACTCTCCTTTATATGCTCAAGGCGCGGGTTTATCTTCTCAAGTTAAGCTAAACGGGCTTGCAAGATTAGTCGCTACAAACTCACAAAGCCAAGGTAATGTTGTTGGACAAGTTGGCAGTATAATTACAAACGGCGTAGTTGCTGACGTAAACGGCAACCTTTGGAATCTACCTGCTACAGTAACCATCCCAATTTCAGGCTCAATATCTGTAACAGTTACCGCTCAAAATAAAGGTGCAATATTTGCGCCAAGTGGAACGATAAATAGTATCTTTAATCCGCAATTAGGCTGGCAGACATTTGTTTCAACTGTAGATGCAACTGTAGGCGCACCTATTGAAAGTGATGCAACTCTAAGACAACGACAAGGCGTTTCAACTGCTTTACCTGCTCAAACTATTGTTAAATCGATTGCAGGTTCAATTGGAAACGTAACAGGCGTTCAACGGTTCCATGTTTACGAAAACGATACGGGTATAACAGATGTTAATGGTATTCCGGCGCACTCACTATCCGCAGTCGTTAGCGGGGGCGCTTCTGTGGATATAGGCAACGCAATACGTTTAAAAAAACCGCCTGGAATTCAAACATATGGTACAACACCTGTTATCGTTTACGACTCAGCAGGCTTACCTGTTACAATAAATTATTTTATCCTTGGCAATATTGAAATTTATATTTCATTGACCATTAAAGCTTTGCCCGGTTATGTTGCAACAACAGGCGTTTTAATAATTGCATCGATACAAGCTTATTTAAATGCACTTTCAATTGGGCAAAGCGTATACCCAGCAAACGCTCAAGCCGTTGCATCACTTCCAGGTTCAGGGTTAGAAAGTACATTTTATATCACAGCGTTGACTTTAGGAACTGCCCCAGCTCCAACAGGTACAACATTAATCGCAATTGCTTTTAATCAAGCTGCGGTTTCTACACTAAGTACCCATGTTGTTTTAACAGTGACTTAATATGAATGCCCCTGTAACCCAATATACAAATCTAATTACTTCTGAACATGCGGATAAGTCCAAGTTTGTTGCGACTGTTACAGCATCGGTTCAAGGTTGGGCGGATATTACAGCATTAGAAAATCAAATCCCTTTATTGTATGATGTGGACAATGCTGTAGGTGAACAACTTGATATTATTGGGCAATGGGTAGGTGTTACACGTAATTTAAAATTATCTATTGCAGGAATTTATTTTGCGTTTGATACTGCTAATGTAGGGTTTGACCAAGGTATATGGCAAGGCCCTTATGACCCTGATACTGGGCTTGTTCAATTGCCTGATACGCATTATAGAATACTTATTAAAGCAACTATTTTAAATAATGTTTGGAACGGCACGACTGACCATGCTTATACTTTAGCAAATAGCGTTTTTCAGATTTTTGGGTACTCTTTATTTATTGAAGACCCTAGTAACTTAACAATGAATTTAGGGTTAGTTGGCCAAGGTGCTCCAGATGCTTTAACATTAGCGTTATTCACAGGTGGATATTTAAACATCAAACCTGCTGGAGTGCATATCTCTAGTTATTTTACCCAATTTACACCAGGCCCGCTTTTCGCTTTTGATTTAAACGATGGCGTAAAGTTCAGCGGATTTGATTTAGGTACTTGGGCAAAAGTAACAGCAAATTAAAAGGATTAGATAATGGCAACAACTGAGATTTTACCATTTGCAACGGGCGGAGGAGCTAATGTTGAACCACAAGCAACTTATGCAGCTGACCCCTCAACTGGAACAGGCTTTACATCTGGAACAGCAAGCTCTTTAAAGCTAAATAAAGTCTGGCGGCAGAGTGCATTTATTGCAGCGGGTGTTGCTAACATGTTAGTTAATCGTGGAATCAGTGTTCCGGATGATGGAAATTTAACAGCATTAATTGCTGAAATTGAAGCAGGTTTAAACGCATATTTAGATAAAAGTGTTGCGGGCGCGGTCGACGTTACATTGAGCCCAACCCTTGAAGCCAATTATCCGATGTTAGATTTTACTGGGGTTCTAACTGGAAATATTAATGTTATTTTTCCTCAACGTTCAGGCCAATGGACAGTTAAAAATAGTACCACTGGAGCGTTTGCATTAAACGTAAAACATGGAACAGGCGCAATCTTAAATATTCCACAAGGTACTAACCTTGAAATATTTTCAGATGGTGCTAATATGCAATTTTCAACCTCATTCCCACAATTACAATTCCAAAAATTAACTACCAGCGGAAACTTCACAACTCCCGCCAATATATCTACTTCCACCGTATTTGAACTAACACTGGTTGCTGGCGGTGGCGGTGGCGGTGCTGCAACCGTTATAAATGGCGTAGCTGGCGGCGGCGGTGCTGGTGGTGCTGTTAAATTCTTAATATCTGGTCTTTTACCAAGTACTGCCTATGCCGTTGTTATTGGTGCTGCTGGTACTGCTGATGTTACTGGTGCTGGTGGTGGTGTTGGTGGTACTACACAAATAACCATAAACGGTACAGTTTACTCATGTACTGGCGGAGCAAGTGGACCCGGAACAACGACCGCAACTGGGTCAAATATTAATAATATTCAAGGGGCGGCGTCAGCATCAATTACAGCACTTCCTAATGAAGTTATTTATCAAACAAATTCAGCCTCTGGGACAACTATATCTAGCAGTTATTCTGGCAGTAATGGCGCATCATTACCGTTCGGAACAGCAGGATTTGGAGGTAGGAGCGGAACAGGTACAGGTGGTGCTGGTGCTGGTTATGGTGTTGGTGGTGGTGGTGGTGTTGGTGGTGGTGGTGGTGGCGCAGGCGTACCTGGTTTATTTGAAGCACGTTGGATAGCATAAGGAAAATTATGAGAGTAGCTCAAATAGATAAAGGTAAAGTTGTTAATGTACTTGAAGTTGATGCAGTATCAGCAGGACTAATTCAATCTGATACAGCTAATATCGGGGATAGTTATGCAGGTGGTATTTTTACTTCGCCTGCATTACCACTTCCAACACTTATCCAATCTCAGACTGACAAACTAATTGCATTAGATTCAAATTACAACGATGCAATTCAAATGGACGTTGCTTATATGTCAACAACATTCCAAGCGGATAACGATAGCCGAATTATCCTAACCCAAAGCCTAGCGCCAGGTTCCGTACCTGCTGGTTTTTACTGGCTAGATATTAACAATGTGAGAGTCACAATGACTTATGCACAGTTACAAGGGCTTGGTTTAGCAATGCTAGTCCAAGGCCAAACTGCATTTGATAAGTTAAGAACACTCAAAAACCAAGTTCAAGCAGCAACAACAACCGCAGCCGTTCAAGCAATTGTTTGGTAACCCTATAAACTAACTAATAATAAAGGCTCTTAAATGGCACTCCAAGAAAATCCAAAAGGTATTAAGTTCGATGCGACAATAAACTTAGGGCATATTATAACCTTTATTGGTTTTATAATTACCGGGTTTCTTGCATGGCAAACCATGGACAAACGCGTTATCATCTTGGAGCAAGGTACAAAAGTTCAGGAATTGCGTGACCAAAACCAAGACATGCAATTAAATAGCCAAGGTCAGCATATCGCGGATTCGCTTGCAGACTTAAAACATGCAGTCGAGAAACTTAGTGATAAATTGGAGAAAAAATAATGAATGTGAATCGTAAAGCATTTTTAGATACAATTGCCTTTAGCGAATTGGGTAAAGAAGTGCTTGCGCTTTCGGACAACGGGTATAATGTTATTGTGGGCTCAACTCCGCAAAAGCTGGTAAAGTTTGCAAGCTATGTTGACCATCCTAGAATAATTGTCCCTTTAGTTATTCACGACGCAATTGTTAAATCTACGGCAGCAGGACGTTATCAAATATTAGCACGTTATTTTGATGCTTATAAAAAACAATTAAATTTGCCGGATTTTGGTAAAGACAGTCAGGACAAAATTGCAATTCAATATCTTTTAGAGTGCCATGCTTTAGCATATATTGATTCAGGAAACTTTGCAGCAGCTATTGAAAAATGCGCTCATATTTGGGCAAGTTTACCCGGTGCTCAGTATAATCAACATGTTAATAAACTTGCAGATTTGCAGACTGCATATTCTAATTTTGGTGGAACACTAACATAACAAGGAAATACAAAATGAGTATATTTACAAAAAATCCGCCTTATCTAGGTTTGTTTATTATTGCACTAATTGTTAGTTTATCGTTTTGGGGCGGATGTGCTTTATCTGCAACATTACCTGATGCAAAACTAACGCCCGGCGCAACCCGTATTGTTGATGTTAAAACACTTTGCACAACTAGCACTTCATTAGTTCGTAATGTACCCAGTTCAGAAAAAGAAGTTGTGTACTCACAATATGGATTACAAGCTAATTATACAGGTTATTGCAAGGGTTCAGGTGGATGCGAAGTAGACCATTTAATTAGTTTAGAACTAGGGGGCAGTAACGATGTTAAGAACCTTTGGCCACAACCATACTTCGGCCCATGTAACGCACATCAAAAAGATGCACTTGAAAACAAGTTTCATAAATTAATTTGTGGAAATAACATGTCCGTTCAAGCTGCCCAACTTGCTATATCCACAAATTGGATTCAAGCATATTCTAAATATGTTGATGTTAAAGGATGTAATTTTTAAAGGAGTTAATTATGTTTGAAATGATATCCAAAGGATTTAACGTTCTTAAAGCGGGGGAGTCATTACAAAATGCAGAAACTTGGAAAAGTGCTCAATTACTTGGAAATGCGCTCACAACGATTCTTATTTTTGTTGTTACGTTTATACCGGCAAAATATGGAATCAGTGTTGATATGGTTCCTCAACTTGTTGCTGGGATTGTTTCTTTTGCTGGTGTTGCCAACATGTACCTCACTAAAGCCACAACCACAAAAGCAGTCACCCTTAACCCATTTAAAGTTGTCCCCGATACAGGAACCGCAGGTTCAATACAACCCATTGCCAAGGATAACAGTTTGGGAGAAAATGGGCAATTGGCAGAACAAACAAACTTGTCTTCCGTCAATGCGAGTCCTGACATTGGGGGAATGCAGCCTAACAGGGCAGAAGTGCCCGCAAGGCCAATCTCCCCTCTTACAGGCGAGCCGTCCTGAGGAATGGGCAAAACCAATAGGTGTCTTTTTTTATAGTACGTGTAAATTTTAATCAATATGGAGAATTATCATGGGTTCATTATTACAAATCTTGCAGTTCATTCAAATCTTTAATGCTTTGTTACCAGTAGCAAAAACAGGTATCACAACGATTGACAGTTTAATCCCAAATGCACCAGGTGCAACTAAACTGGCAGCCGTGAAAGTTATGCTCCAAGGTGCGTTTGCACAATTTGACCATGCTGTAATTGAGTTTGAACATTTATGGGCAGCGTTAACACCCATTATTAATTCAATGGTTGCAGTCGCGCAAGCTGAAGGCGTTCTAACTGCTAAAGTTGCGGGTAATGTTACAGCTATTCAAGCGAAAGTTGAAGCTGCAACTCAAGTTGCGGATGCCTTAAGTTCAACTTTGAATCCTGCTTCAGCAGCAAAATAATACAGCTTTAAACCAACACGTTATTTAATCAGCCTTTACCGGTAAACAAATAACGTGTTGTGCTCCATCATCATGCCCACCTAAAACATCTGAAGCCAATCCTTGGCTAGTACACCACTTAACATCTTTTTGAATTTCAGCTGGGTCTGCTTGGCCCGGAAATAGCAACTTCCCAATCTTTTCGTCCATAGCTTTTTCTTTAGCTTGTTGTTCAGCTCGGCTAACTTTTTCAATAGCATCTTCTTTCGCAAGTTGGTCTAAATACCAAACTGCTGAAACAAAGATACATAATGCAATTAGAAAAGTTTTCATTTTAAATCCCAACAAAAGAAATTAAAGAGTCATCGCCATCGTCAGCTAAAGAACCGATCAATCGCATTAGCATAGATTTAGAACCTGTTACTGTAATTGTTATGAATTTATGTATTTCATGTTTCTCTTCGAAAATCCTAATCGCTTCTTTTGAATAGCCATATTTGTTATTACATAGCTCAATAGGTATTCCCGCACGTTTTGCAGCTTGTTCAATTGTTTTTGAATTTGTATTTGTAAAAGTTGCTGTTCCCATTTTCGTTCTCCCGTTGTTGATGTAGTAATAATCTACTTATTCAATCTAACGGTCAAGCATTATTTCGATTAATTTATAACTCATATGCAATATCTTTTAAAATACGGTATGCTTCAGTTTCGTACCAATCAAAGTTAACATCTGAAGGGAATTCCGTTGGTAAATCCATCAACGGTTTTGCACCCTCACTCTTTGGAACTTGATGTCCGTTTAGCGCGTTAACAATATGCCCCGTTTCGCCTTCTGAATAATACCACCTAATCGACTTTCCTAAATATGTGCCGCCAACTGCAATTTCAAATGCTGGAGGTTTAGTTGGTGAAATTCTTATATCTTGTAAATTGTAAATACCATCTTTAACTTGCCAATCATGAACCCAATGTGTTTTTGAAACTTCAACCCAATCGTCAACAAGTTCAAAACTGTCAGGTTTAACTGCTCCGCCTTTAACTGTTCGCACGGATACAAATTTAGTGATATCTCTACAACTTCTTATTGAAGCAGTAATTGGAACACCTTTAGTTAAGAACTCAATTACTGCTTCAACGCAAATCCAGTTTGTTGGGTTTTTGCTTAGGCCAGTTGGTGCATACGCGCCTTTTGTTTTAGCGTGTTTACCCTTCTTAGGCTTGTCATAGATTGCGATATAATTGTTTACGTCTTTACTAAATAACGCCTTATAGCGCGTTTCCTCCGTTTTGAAGTTAGTGTCACTTTCCCATTGCGCTATTATTGTGGAAAACAGTGTTTCTTGTTGCTTGCCAAGGTATGCTACAACCCCGTCCGTATTACCAGAAACAACTTTAATCCCAGCAAGCTCCAAACGTTCAATTAGCATAAGCAAAGATAGCTGGCCTGTTACAGTAACTTGGATAAATAAATCAGGTGCATATAGAACTGAATACATACTTCCCAGTTTACCGAAGCTCCCGTTAATAACAATCTTTAAACTATTTGACGTTCTATTGTCTTCAGCGGCTTTGGCTGCCAAACGTCTATTAACAATTCGCTCATAAACAGTTAGAAAGTTAACGCCCAATTGTTTTGGGTAAAGTCTAAGGTTTAATATAATCCGTGGATAATACGATTCAACGTCCCTGTCCACAAGACTATAATTTTCATTGGCAATATATGAAACAGTCTTTTCGCTACTATGCAGCCCACCAATACCCATGCGATAAGTTGAGCTGCCAATTATAATATCTAAATCGCTCAATTCTTTAGGCATCCCAATACCGCCAGACTCAGCTACAAAAAAGTCTGCATTTCTTACAGTGTCTAACATCCTATTCATCATAGGTGTTGAATACTTAATGTAAGCAGGGATTTGATATTTATGAGTTGCCCCGAATTCAATTTCAGGAGTCTTTGGGCGAATACCGCTAATCTGTTCAATTTCCCTGCTAATAACAGCTTCAGCGATTTGGGCATCGGATTTGGAACGTAAGTCAAAACGCCCCTCGCTCATTTCAGAACGAAGTATAATATCAGGTTTGAGAGTATTGTAAAGTAACAATGTATTATTTAAGTCATTAATACAATACCAGCGAACGATTGCAATTTGTTCTAATGATAAATAGCTGTTATGCTTAAACGGCAAATCCTGCATACGCGGGGCATGTATACGCCCTGAATAAATTTTTAGGGAAGCTTGTAAAGGTGCAACTTCAATGATGTCCACATGGTTAAGCTTTAGAGTTTTAACTTTATGCTGCCTTAAAACATCGCTTCCCCGCATCCCGTACATAATGATTTCGTTAGTTGCTTGCTTTAATTCTTTTGTGGACTTCCCTGCAATCGCAAGGGCTGCAATGGGCAAGTCATAATGAATACCGTTGAAGCTTATAAGCTCAAAGTTGTGCATTACCCAGCTAAGTTTTTGAATTGACCAAAATTCCGAGATTAATAACCCATCATAATCAAATTCAAAATAGACAACTTGCTTCGTATCTATCCCCATAAAAGCGATTAGAAAATAATTTTCATAACACTCAATGTCATATACTAGCTTTTCACGCTGCATGTAAGATTGAGTTAAAGAATAATCTGTAAACAGGTTTACTTTGAATTCTAATGCTTCCGCAAGGTTGGGAAGGTAACCATCTTCTTCCCATGTGCGCCTAGGTGGGTGACGTTCAGGTTTAACTTTTAGAACTTTTACTTCAGGGATGTCCATCCAGAACATGCCCAGCGAGTCATGTCGAGCCATATTTTAATCTTTCTTTAAAACTTTAAGAGGACATATTGCGGTCCGTAGCGCATATTTTAAAACGTTTATTACAATCTCAAACCAATCAACGCCCCGCGTATCTTATCCCCAAAGAAAAGACAAGGGCCTGGATACAAAGTAAAGTCCATCTTCTGAGCAATGTTTTTAAGAAGCATTAAGTGTTTGTAATTATAACATCCTTCAAACTTAATCGCTTCCACTAGCATTGAAGCCCCGTCTTCATCCCCCAAAACAGTTGATATTTTACCTTCAGTGGAAAAGAATACTCGTTCCATTTGGTCTGTAAAAGGCGCAAGCGATTCAACAGCTTCGAACATACCTTCAGGCATAGGTTGAGCATTACTTTCATTATTTAAAACACGGGATAAGTCAGGCCATTCCGTGCTATAGGTTTGGCTACATAACCAACGGTCACCACTAAAGTGAAAACTAATTCTGTTCGCGCTAACTTGCAAACGTTCAGGTTCTTCATTGATACGGAGTAATTCCACAATAGCTGCTTTTGGGATATTAACTGTCACAGGGAACTTATATCCTAGCCATGATTCAACTAGAATAATATTGTTAGTTGCAAACGCACTTTGCCCCCTGAACAATATTCCCCGCGCCCAGCTACGTGAAGCATCGTCCCCAATAAACGGAGCAAGTCTTTTAATGGTTGCTAAGAAGCCCCCATTTAAAGTTATGAATTCCCCATCCGGCAATATTTCAGGAAAAGACTCTTTTTCGATACAGTTTACAAGTGCTTTAAAGTTACCAGACTTAATGGATAATTTACCGTTTTTTGTAACGTGCATCCCAATTGTATCTTGGCAAGTTTGAATTGCTTTTGTAAACTGTTCCGCATTAGGCGTAATATCCAAGTCTAAAGCAATGGGGCAGGAAATCCCAATAACTCCGCTGAAACCCCTTACAATCTTATTTTCAATTCGAAAATGCGATAATGCTTGCACATAATCTTTTTTATTAATAGCGCCTGAAACAAATTTAAGTGATTTTAGCATGTGTAAGCTCTTACTAATATTCTAAGTAAACGTTGTGTAATATCTACGGATGCCCATACACAAAGAAAGGCAACTATTATCCATCCCGCACCAATTAACATTTGCGTTAACATAATTTACTCCTAATCAAATAATTCTTGCACATGCGCTTTAAAAGTTAGATTTTTATTTGCGTTAATCATTGCAGCAATCAACCCGTAACTGTGAATATTAAACGCTGCTCGACTTTCATATACTGTGGACAAACGCTCATATGTAAAGCCTGCATCCTCCAACATTTTGAAAACACAATCTTGTTCAATAGGGCTCAATGTTGTAGCATGTTGACCAGCTACATGGCGAGCAGGTGATTGGGATGATACACTAATTGTTCCGTGTTTTGGAGTTACAATTGAACCAAACGCTGCGGTCTGAATCCACGAGCTAGAGTCAACCGAAAACCATGGATATCGCTCCATAATTCTTATTGCAGTAATACCAAAAGCGTGAACTTTTAAACGGGGTTTGCCAGTTCCGTCTGTTAGATACTTTTCCCAAATACGGTCAAGCCACTGCATCAAAACTACAGCACTTCGTCCAACCATCCCGCCTAATGTAATATAGTCATAATTCTTAACATACCATTCCAAATAACGCTCGTCTTCACCATAGTGAAAGCAGGGCAAAGGTTTCGCACCTAGTTCTTCCATTGCAAGCTGATTTTGATAAGTCTTTAACGGGTCGCCAATACCATCCAAAACAGATGCCATGACAACTCCATCTTCTTTCCGAATGATATCCTCGTTCTTTTTAATGTAGTCACAATAATGGGGAAGGTCGATTGTTGCGCCTAATGTGAATGCGGAGAAAGCCCCCGAGTCAAGAAAGACCTTCGCCCCATCCAAACGCATTGCGTCAACATACATTTGCCCTTCAACATAGTGAAACGACTCCAGCAGATTCTTACTTGCATTAACACATTCTTTTTCGTGGTCAGTTAACTTTGCATAGCGGCCTTTTTCTTCGCCCCCCGCTCGGTATCCGTTTCTGTAAACAGCAGCGACAAAAAGATTCATCGTTGCGCTCTCTTGTTACTCAGTTTCATATCTATTACCCTTTAACATATTCTCTAAAGCGGGCAAAGGTTCTAAGTTACCTTCCCAATGTAGCCCACAAACTAACTTTGAATTTAGAGGTACTATGTGGTCAACATGATGTTGGATTCCGGTTTCAAGCGTTAATTGTGCCGCTTTTAAGTATATGGATTTTACTTTCTCTTTGTTCGCCCATTTTGGAATTGCTTGAAGTAATTTCGCTCGTCTTGTTGCAACATAATCCGGCCAAGAATTCTTTCTTTTTAAATAATCTTGTTTTGTAATTTGTTGATGCTGTAAAGGATGATTATCTCTCCATTTCTTAGTTGCCCTAGCATTTACCTCTTTATTTTTCTGAAAATAAGCAGCCTGATATGCTTTCACTTTCAAACTGTTCTTTTGGTATTCAGATTGCTTCTTTGAAATCTCTTCTTTATTATCAAAGTAATAATTCGATTTTCGAAGTTTCATGCAAGGAATGCAAGTTCCAACCTTACCTTTAATTTTGAATAAACTTGAAGGTAAGTCTTTATTACAAACCTTGCAAAATTTCATCTTATTTTGCCAAAGCCATAAACTCAGCACGAGCTGCAACATCATTTTTCAAAACTCCGTGCAAAGCGCATGTAATAGTATAATGTCCTTGTTGGCATAGACCACGTGATTCCATGCACATGTGCCTAGCTTTAATCAAAACACCTACGCCTTTAGGCGCTAAATGTTCTTCAAGGGCATCCGCGATTTGCTGGGTTAAACGCTCTTGCACTTGTAAACGTCTAGCAAAAATATCCGCAAGACGTGACAACTTACTAAGGCCAACTATTTTACCGTTCGGAATGTAGGCGATTGTAGCAGTACCGAAGATATCAGCAATATGATGTTCGCATTTTGAGTAAATTGGGATATCTTTAACAATAACCATTTGGTCATAGCTTTCAGCCCCATCCTCAAACACTTTTAAAATGTCTTTTGGGTCTTTACCATAACCGCTAAACCATTGCCCTAGAGCTTTGTTAAAACGTCTTGGCGTTTCCAACAAACCTTCGCGCCCAGCATCTTCCCCAATATACTGAAGGATGCGAGTAACGTTTGCTTCAACGCCTTCTGTTTGTTCGTTAGACGTTTCCCATGGCCAAACAATCCATTTTGTAATATCGCCCAATGTAAATACAGCTCCGCTAACCCCAGCCTTATCAATCAGTGCATAAGTTGGAAGTAAGTGCTCGGACATCATGCGTTTCGCAGTTTCACCACTATCAATAATATCGTCAACTGCAATATCCGCTTGTTTAGGGTCGTCCACAATATGATAATAATCTTGGTTAACTGCTTTTAGCGCGTAGGCTGCCGGAATTCCCCCGCGTGGAACTGCATAAATGTTAAGCCCAAATTTACCAGGCTGGCTCAAGTGTAAAGATAAAATATGTTCGTTGAGCAATACTGCCAATTGATTAATATTGAAATTTGTTAGATGTAACTTATTGCTCACTTTATTCCCCTTTAATGAATGATGCGGCACATTTGCGAGTTTCTTCAAATCTTGCACTTATTAAAACAGCTCCGGTTCCAACTAATCTTTTCGGGCCAACAACTTCAACAAGGTATTGCGCGAGTTGTTCAGCGGTTGGATTGAAAGTAACAATTACTGTTCCTTCAGGGTCAAGCTCTTTTAAAATTGGAGCCCAAGGGTCTTTTTCCCAAACCAAAAATTTGTGGTCCCATTCATCTTCTAAGAACGAGCATAATAAACTTTTGATAACGGAAAAGTCCAAAACTCGCCCAATTGTGTCCAATGCTGGGGCTGTAATTGTAAAGTGAACTCTCCCGTTGTGACCGTGCAAATGTGAACAAGATGACTCATGTTGATATACACGATGCCCGTATGAAAAGTCATGATACCTGTCCGCTGTTATTTTATTAGAGGGTTTCATTATGAATATCCTTATATGTTAATTTTTCTTTAATTGCCATAATACTATTTCGTGAAATATCATATGCTTTTGCAATATCGTTTTCAGGTCGAGGATCGTTATAGATTGCTAAAGCTTGCTCGTTAGTAAGGAGCCTTCGCCATTCAGCACTTTCCCTGCCGTGCAAACGTCTGTCTATCCAATTTTGTTTTCCTGTTCCCCATTCTAAATTTGACTTATCATTGTTAGAAGGGTCCCCATCTAGATGTCTACCTTGTTCACTTTGCCTAGGTGGTCGACTATAAACCATTAATATTAGTCTATGTAATTTAACAGTTTTACTTCCAAGATGGTGGATTCTATACCCGTCCTTATCAATGTCAGGTTCACGCCATCTCGAATACGAAATATCCCAAACTGCCCCATCCGTATATATACGAAATAAATTATTTTTAATTCGTATATCTTTAAATTCATAATCACGAATAGGAGCAGGAGCTACATCAATTAAATCCCGAAATAATAAAGTTGCCATTTATATGTTTACCTTTTCACGTTGTACCGTGTAAGTATAAACATATAAATAAGAAAAAGCAAATTCTTTAATACAGCTGAAAAGGTGCTGGAGCAGGTTTATAATTATCTGTTTCAGGCAATTCCATCAATCCTTCCATTACAGCGCGAAGGACTAACGGGTCTGGACGACCTGCTTCAAAGAACCCTTTGGCGCGAAGCAAAGTTGCATGGTCGTTTCCAGTAGGCGGATATTTACCGTCATATGAGGTGTGAGTGTGGGCTAATGCGTCCCAGCAGTCTTGACCTAGTTCAACAGCGAGTTCAACAGTTTGAGCTTTTGTTAGATACATCAAAGGTGTATGAATTTTAAACTTTGTAAAATCATCTTCGCTGTTATACGAAAAACCTTCAATAATTGCTTTTTGTGCTGAATCAATAAATGCTTGACGGCAATCAGGATACCCGCCAGAATCTTCTTCACATACGCCCGTTACAACATCCGTTATTCCTAGCGTGTAAGCTAAGTTTGCAGCTAACGTTAGGAACAGCAAATTACGGCCTGGAACAAACGTTTTCTCTAGCCCGCCCGGCAGTGAGTGCATGTCTTTGTACTGCTCCAAATTGTTTGAACTTACTAAAGGCGAGCTACCCACAAGAATAGGGCCAACATTTACGATAAAATGTTTTCTAACGCCTGCAAGAATAGCAACTTCTTTTGCAGCTTCTATCTCAATTACATGACGTTGACCATAATTATAAGTTACAGCAAAGACTTCGTCGAAACGTTGTTTTGCCCAAAAAAGACAAGTGGTTGAGTCTTGGCCGCCTGAAGCCACAACTAGAACCTTAGTTTTATTTCTTTCTTCCATTTTAAATCCCCTTAATCTAAACCCGCAATTTTATGAAGTTGTACACACAAAGTATATTCAAAAGTCTTTACACTTTCAATCGTTTGCATCAAGTTCGCTTTGTTTAACTTGATGTCCTGTTCGTCAGCAGCTTGAACATAAATCTTAGAACCTGGACGTGGTTTTGCAACCGCATTTTTAACAGGATGCCCTAGAACGCTTAGAGGTAAACCATCCTTATCAACTTGCCCCGCTGTAATTACGTATTTGAACGCGTCAATGTGCGGATAAAGTTTTTCATTAATACGGCCCGTTTTTGGGCTGCAAACAATTGTAATATTATGAAACGGGAGTTCTTGGTACAATGTTCCGTTTGTTTCAATTTGAACATCGCAATCCTCGTCCAATAACATTTCAATAAGCGGCGCAATATTTTGGCGGAACGGCTCGCCCCCAGTGATGACCACTAACATTTTTGAATCTGTGTAAGGGTTCTGAACTATTTTTTGGTTTTTATATGCTTGCGTAAACTTACGATGGATTACACCAAGATTCATAAAGGTTCGATTAGAGTATTCAGTGTCACAACCTGAACATTGAAGGTTGCAGCCAGCGAGTCTAATAAACAAAGCTCGTCGACCTGCAAAAGGTCCTTCGCCTTGAATTGTATAAAAGATAGAGTTAATTTCGAGTTCGCCGGAATGAAGAAGCGAAGGCTTCTCGGCGGGTTGGTTGTTTTTCAAGGGTTTCATCCTTTTGTTAATGAGTAGTAATTATAGGATAGATTGCAAGTTACAGCAAATGAAAGTTAGAACATAAATAAAAATGCCCCCAATATCGATAAAGGGGGCATTTCGCTTTCAACCTAACAGCTAGAAAGGTTTATTGCTAAGTTTTTATGCAGTTTGTGGTTCGCCAGCAACAACAGAAGCAGCAACAACTTCAGCCTTAGCTTTTTCAGCAGCAGCTTTTTCAGCAGCTTTAGTCGCAGCTTCAGTCGCAGCTTTTGCAGCCTTTTCGTCTGCTTTTACTTTGGCAGCCGCTTCTTTTTCAGCAGCTTTTGCGGCTTTATTCGCAGCGCGTTCAGCAGCTTTTTCTTCGTCGCTCAATTTGATTTTCTTAACTGTTACAACACCAAAGAATTTTCTCCAGCGACCGTACTGAGTTGCAGCAGTTGATTCGTTAATACCTTCGCTAACGCATTGCTTAACAACTTCGCCACGTTCAGCTGGAGCTTTTTTCTCACCTGAAATGCGGTCAGCAATTGCCCAAACATTACCCGTTGCAGTACCTTCGTTTGGACGGATGATACCGTTTGCTTCAATTTTAGTAATAACAGGTTTTGGTTCTTTTGCTGGTTTTTCGGCTTTAGCAGGTTTTATTTCTTTATCGTCTGACATTATAAATCTCCATAAAAATTAATTAAATTAAACACTATAAATTTTTGTATCTAGCCTAGACTTTATAGTGTTTGAAGAGGCTTGTCTATCTTAATTACGCACTAACTTGAACACTCGCTTTCCACTTGCCCCATTGAACAGCAGCAGTTGATTTATTAACGCCTTCTTCTTCGCAAGCAGCCATAACAAGTCCCCGCAAAGCTTTAGCGTCCAACGCAAGTCCTGAATCTTTAAACACTTTAGCGCATAAATCCCAAACTAACCCACATGTTGAAGTTGTTTTCGGAACAGCATTTGCAGTTGGTTCTTTTTTAACTTTGGGAGCTTTTGGCACCCCGTCAACAGTTACAGGATTGTTTGTTGTGGACAAATCCTTTAAGGCTTGCAAAGCACCAATTTCGCTAGTGTCAACTTCAAGTTTTAATGTACGTGTTAAGCAATCCTGCAATAGTTGCGCATAATCTTCGTTTGGTTTTTCTGCAAATGTATTCCAGAATAAATATTGTAATGCAAGCTTATCTAATTTTGAAAAGCTACGAGCTTCAACCATGGGTGCAATACACTTGCGGCCTGGATGGTCATTCATATAAGTTTGACCCAGTAATAAAGCGCGTTCGTTATTTGTAACGAATCGAATTTTAGTTGATTCAATAGTTGTAACATCAACAACCATATACAAGATTGGTTCAAGTTTTTCTTTAGCCATTTTAATTCTCCAAAAATAAGTTTGCCGTTAGCTCTTATAAGTCCTATAAGACGGGACGGGCATTTTTCCCTCCTGCGCTCAGTATTAGGGTTCCTTGCTATACTTGCCAGTTCAAATAGCTCGTTCACGTAGCTGTTTTTATCTCAGCATCTTGACCCTTCAAGTCCAAGGACTAAGCGCCTTGGCTCGCTATTATTAATTATTTAGCCGCAGTACGAGCCGCCATTTCGTTTTCGCAAGCTTTCCAGGCTTGATATTGAGTGCGGGCTGTATAAAAAGCAATACCTGCGGCTTCGCAAGCAGCGATAACTTCTTTGCGGCTTGAACCTTTCATTGAATCTGCAATGTGCCAAACTTGTTTGCAAGGGCGAACAATTGTAGATTCGTGTGACTTTTCAGTATAAACTTTTGCTGCTTTAACTGGTTTTGCTTTTGGTGCTTGAACTACTTTTGCAAGTTCCAAAGCACGTTGAGCTTCTTGCGCTGCATAGTTAGCGCGAGCATTTTTTTCGTATTCACTAACTTCGTTTAAGTCTACAATAAAACCACCTTGAACTGTAGTGATAAATTGATTAGATACGGCAGCAGCATATTCACCCGCTGCTTTGATTGCACGTTTAGCATTTGATTTGTTTGTATAAGTTTTAACTTCTGTAGTTGTATGTGTCATTTTAATTCTCCATTTTAGCTGTTAGAGTATCGGCTTCGCGGTAATGCTTGCTCGATGTATTCATTATAATGATTTACAAATATTAATCAACCCTTTTTGATTTATTTTCAATTTAATTGATGACATTTAAAAAGGCAAGAACCCAACCCATGCTTTCCCACATGAAAACACTATCACGTCTGTTGGCGGCCTAGTTCCAACCAAACTGCAAACATCGTTCTTCACATCAAAGTTTTCACAGTTTATACAACTATGAAAAGTATCTACTTCTAAACAGCGTTCAAACAATGCACGTTTAGAAGCACAAACTTCAGCCCAATGATCAGTGCGTTTAACTTTAGTATTCATAATTAATAATCTCCGAATTTGTTTCTTTTACTAATACACGAATCCGCCTAGCTTGCCTAACTTCGTTTAGACGTTCTAAAGCTTCAGCAATTGTAAGCGGAGGCTTCATTGTTTTTCCTGTAGCATCACGCCACCAATTACGCGCTCTATTATTAGCGTAATTTCCTACAGCATGTTCAAGGCAGATGTATTCGCTAAACATACGGATTCCACAATAATAGGAAACTTTCAAACTATCTATTGCGCTATTGCGGCCTTTGTGCCTTTTATAAGTAACTTTATCAACTGTAAATATTGTTGACTCTAATTCTTTAACTTCGTTACTAGCAATTAATTCATCCGTTCCTGCATAATTTGTAATCTTAACGGCTGCAATAAATTCCGTTCCGCATTGAGTGCAATAACGAACTGAAGCGTGGTTGTATGTCATGCAAACTTCGCAGACTTTAACTGGAGCAACTCCCCCGCCTCCCGCACCTTTATATTTTGGAATTACAGGGTCGTTAATTGGCCCAAGGCGTTTAGTATTTCCAGCAAAGTCTAACACTAGCGCGTTAGGTTTATCACTCGCAGCAATGGCAGCCAAACGCCCTGATTGTGTGGACAAATCAAACCCTTCAGCATAATCAGGACGAGTTGCTCTACCTAGGATTTGTGTCCATAGACCTGGCGATTGCGTCAAACGTAATACGGCAAGCAAGTCAATTTGTGGACAGTCGAAGCCAGTAGTTAAGATTCCTGAGTTGACCATTGCTAAATATTTACCCGCTTTGAAATCTGCAATGTTAGCGTCACGTTGTTTTTTAGGCATTTTAGAATGCACGTAGGTTGCATTGATTCCTAAGTCCAACATCATTTGCCAAACGTGTTCCGTATGGTTAACACCTTGAGCAAATACTAACCAACACTTGCGATTAACCCCTTCTTCCATCATTTCATGAATTGCTTGCCAACTTACTTCATGCTTATCCATTACAGCTTGAGCTTCGCTTTCTACGAACTCACCTTGCTTCATGTGAATCTTGGAGCTGTCAATTTGCATCTTGGTTCGTTTAGGAACCAACCGTGCTAAATACCCTTGGTCAAAGAACCAATTAAAGCCTTCCAAGGTACACATATTAATCGCAACATCCGTGAATAAATGGTCGTTTTCAGTTAAGCGACCATGCCCCAACCTGAAGTCCGTTGCCGTATAGCCTATTACTTTTAAATGGGGATTTAATTTTTTCAATTGTTTAATAACACGATTATATTCCGTTGCATCATTCGGGCTTACTAAATGGCATTCGTCAATAAGCAGTAAATCTATTTTACCAAAGATTGCAATATTTTTGCATTTAGCAACCGAGCTTACTCCGCCGTAAGTAATAGGATAAAAAGCATCTTTAGCTCCAAGCCCTGCTGAATAAATTCCTACAGGGGCGTTAGGCCAAATATCTAAAAGTTTTGCCATATTCTGTGAAATTAATTCTTTAACATGTGTAAGCATAAGAATTCGAGTACCCGGATAACGAGTAATTGCGCGTCTAACAAATTCACCAATTATGACACTTTTCCCAGTTCCCTGCGGAGCTAATACTAAAGGATTGCCTACACCCCCATTTTCAAAATATTTAAACGGCGCTTCAATAGCAGTTTCTTGGTAGTCACGCGGGATAATTGCCATTTACAAAGGTTCTTTTATATGTGGATTAACAAGGTAATTATCACATCCTTTTAATTGTTGCTCAAAGCTTATTAGATTTAAACTGTTTAAAGGATTGGTACAAATCCATTCGCCGTTATCATTTTCCAATGATGCTTCGCTGTAAACGCATGTGCGGCAGTTTAAGTCAGGTACGTCTTTGCCATGACAAATAGGTTTAAAATCACAAAAGCTGCATTTAAAAAATTTAGCATTATTGCTAATCTTTGGAAGCGGTATTTTGGATTTTACAATGTTACCCGCACGTTCAAAATATTGATGAAAGTATATAGGGTCGAACAAAATAATTTCCGCATGTATTTCATCCGTATTCTTATTCACAGCCATGTAGAGTGCAAAGCGAAGTTTATGATAACCCATGTATTGTTGCATTTGATGGAAATGCTCGGGTTTGGCAGCCTGTACACCTTCTTTAACCACAGTATTAAAAGATTTATCATTATGTGTTTTAAATTCAGTTAAGCCCGGGTCATTTGGATATTCAGGAATACCTACTGCAACACCATCTAAACCTCCACCGTAATGACCTCCATGCCCGTCAATGCGAAATTGTTTACCGTTTTTATCAAACTGATAAACTGTGCAACCAATCATTTGAAGTAAAGCTACGAATCTAGGTTCTTCAAGATGCCCGCGATTAAATAGTCTTAATATTCTACCGCCAAACTTTGGAGCTTTACACCAATGCCAGCTATACCATAATTCGCGCGAGCATTCCCTACCAATAAGCGAAGCGCCTAAGTGCTTACGGAACGGAACTTGGCTTGTTGAATATGCGTCTTCTGCTAGTGGAATGAGCTTTTCCAAATTCCCTCGAAATGCAGCACCTTGGTCTTTAACTAAAGCATCTTCAATTGCTTGCATTGTTTGGGCAGCAAGTATCATAATTCGAATTCTGCCACTGAAGTAATTGTCCAACCCATTGCGGTTTTATTAGACAAATCCATAGCTTTATAAATTTCCTTGACAAATTTGCCAAGTTTCTTGTTTAAATTATCATCAAGCCAACTGCCCCTGTTTTCGCAGATTTTAAGAACCGTATCCAGTTCACCCCAAGTAACGCCTGTAATTTCACCTTCTTCAGCATCGCATTCAGCTTGCCCTTCTACGAAAGGAAAATGGAATTGCCAGATAGTCAGAAAACCATTAATTGAATTAACAGAATCCATTACTTTAGCAGAAGCAGACTTACATTTCCAGTCATAATGTTGCTGGGATAAATAAATCAAAGCGTTCAAAATATCACGCGTTAACGTAAACTTGAACACGGGTTTGGCGTAAATTGTAATATTCATAAATCGCTTTCATCTCTTGCTTTTTGACGCAAAATAGCAATCCGTTTTAACACAAGATAGCCCAACAAATCCCATTCAGGGTCTTCGTCTTCATCCGTTTGAGCATTTGCAATACGGGAAAGTTTATCGTCAATTCTAACATTAATTAATTCAATTGCGCTAGACTTGGAAAATGTTTGTTTTGGGTTTAATGCTGCATCCCCATACTTGCGGTTTTTAGCAACAAGCATTTCGCCTAATTCTGCAAGAACAGCGTTTACATCAACTTTAAAATCTTCTTCAAGGTTTCGGGTTCTTATATGTTGTTTTGGGGGAGCTACAGGAAATTCTGACATTTTATACTCCATTAAAAATAAAAAAAATGGGGGCTTTGCACCCTCTCGCTGACTTTGGTAGTTACCGGTGAACTCACAACACTAAGCTTTAATTAGAGCTTAACCTTACGGCATTTGTTTCCATCAGACGACCGCGCCATGTCTTGACCATATAGGCATTCGGGCATGGCGACGCTTAGAATTTAAAACTATTAATTAGCCCAAGGTGGGTTTACACCATTTGCCGCTGGAGCTGGAGCAGCAACTTCAGGAACTACTAAAACCATATAACCTGCTTCAATCATTTTTGCGTCTGTCCAACCGTTTGCAATAAACGCTTCGTACGTTGCACCAGCAGCTTTTTCAGTCATTGTTTTAACTGGTTCCGCTGGGATAACTGGGGCAGGTGCTGGAGTTGGAACAGGTGCCGGCGCTGGCGCTTCAACTACTGGTGGAACTACAGGAGGAGCAACTTCAGCCACTGGAGCTGGAGCAGCCGCAGCAGGGGCAGCAACCGTTTCAGCTGTAGCCCAAGGCATTACCCCAGCCGCAGCAGGAGCAGCCGTTGCAGCAGGTGGAATTGCAGCAGGTAAAGGTGGCGGAGCGCCTGTAGCATTTGCAGCACCAACACCTTCAAGGCGTTTATAACCTTTAATTTCATTAGCTGGGTCTGGATAAGCCGCATCAGGTTTACGCATTCCAACTTTAACATCCAATGGAATATTATGAAGTTGTGAGCTGTCTTCCACAATCATAACACCCGTTGCATGGCAAATTGCAGATAGTTCAGCGTAAGCAATTTCAACTGCTTGAGCGTTTGGATTAACCAAGTTAAGGTTAGAAAAGAACTTACGTCCTTTGTATTGCCCGTCAATAATTGTGAATTCTAAAGCTAACATTGAACCGTTTTTCTTGCTGGTTTCTTTGTTTTCACTTGCAGTAATTGTCATTGGATACCAACCAACTGGAATCACTTCAATAGGCGCTGACGGTGCAACGGTTGCAGCATTAAAACTTTGTGGTAATTTCATGTAAATCTCCTAAATTTAAAGTCCGACTTTTACGGCAGCCGTGTTCTCCGTTAAAACTTAAAATTAATCCCTGTTAAAAATATCTACTTTACAACTTGTATAGATTGCATTGGCAATACTATTCCAGCCCTTTTCTTTTGGGATAGGAATTTCGCCAATAACACCATAACGATTCCCAGCAACGTAGCTTGGCATACGACTCATCCCAAGCACACGACCTTTATTACTACTCATCCCACGATTAACATTTTCACCCTCAAGTATGAACATAGGTTCATGCAAGAATCCAATCATGTCCGCCCATTGAGTCAAGATTTCCCGTTTTCCATAAGTTTTGCTATTCTTGGGAGAATGTAGTAATAAATCCCAAGAATCGTATTCGCCGTTGACAGGGTCAACAACTTGAGCAGCAAATACATGGCAAGTTAATACAATATTAATTTTACCGTATTTTGCAAGCAAATCGCATTTTGCTAAGAATTCCGCGAACTTTTCATTAGCGAAAGTATAAGCCCGACCAAACCCGCCCAATGCGGATTCCATGGTCAAAGCTTTTTTGTTACCTACTGCATAAGTCGGGTCAGTTCGCAATGTAAAATCGTGAATTAACCGTTCCAAAGCGGTGGCACTATCAAAGACTAACGTTTTATAAGGAAATGTACCGGCTTGCGCGTATTTAATAACTTCATCCATCAATTGTAATACTTCTTCAAAACTTGAAGGCGTATTAGTCTTTTGAACAACAATGCCCCCATATCCATTTTCCAATGGAATAAGTAAAGTTTTAGGCGCAGAGCAAGCCAACGTGGTTTTCCCAGCTTTCTCAATTCCAGCCAAAACTATTCTCACGCCCTCGGTACTTGCTACAGAGCCCGAACTCGAAATCGTTTGTAATAAACTCATATTTATTCCTAATTAACTAGATAGTATTATCGCAATTTAACGCGTTGAAAACAAATAGTTTAGTGATGATTAAACGTCTAATTCCGCAGGTTTTGGAGCAAGCAATTCCAACACAACTTTTGCAGGGGTTTCTTTAATTGCTTCGTCAACTACAGCTTTGGATTCAACTGTTAATTTTTTATATTCCGCAGCAACAAGCGAAGGTTTATATTTAAATAGTGTGTCCACACCGATTACTTTCATTTCCAAAAGTTTTTCTTTAATTGCAGGAACAGCAGCTTCGTCCAATTTTGCTGTGAGTTTAGTAACAGCTTGCAAGCGCCAGCCGTTTGGTAAGTCTTCGTAAAAAGTCCCCTTGCTATCTTGCTTCGCCCCTTCAACTGGAAAAGCTTCTTTAAACACTTCATCTCGAAGTTTGCTTTCAAGCTCCGTTGCAGTTTTTGCCTGTTGAGCGGCAGTTTGCCAAGCTTTTAGTTTGGCTAGGAATTCCGGGTTTTCTAACATTATTGCATCCTTACATAGTTATCATAAAGTTTCATTGTTTCAGGGAGGTATTGACGAATAGCTGCATCAATTGCTTTGGCGTACATTTGCGCTTCAATCTGTGCATGTCCGTGGTCGCGCAGGCGTAAAAAGTCCAAAAGGTTTCGCAAGTCTTGTTTCCATAACCAATGAGTATAATGGTTTAAATGTAGAAACATTCTAGCATGTTCCGGCGCAACGCCTTGAGCAATGTGATGTAAATATAAGTTATAGGAAATACCGCATTGTTTATCTAAATCATACTTAAATTGTTTTTGTAAAATATCATCTAAGCCTTCAGCTTGCCCTTGCTTCTTATCTTTTGGAGCTGCCCCAACATTTTCAGGGATATACCATTCTTCAGGCAAAGTAACATAACGGCCTGATACTTCATTTAAGCTTGCTGTACGATGACGCACAAATTGCCGAGCTACAAATATAGGCAATTTCATTTCAATCCAAACTTCAATAGACTCAAACGGAGTCCAGTGTTGGTTTTTCATTAAATATTCAGCAAGCTTGAAATCCTGTTCACGTGTACGCCCCGCATCCATTTGATTGAATGACATACGTGCTGAGTTTGCCGGGTCAGTATCGTCTGCATCGAAATCGCGTTCAACAGTTAAACCCTCATCAGTTTCTTCATAAATTCGTCTAGTTGGCCCAGCCATATTGTGGAGAAGAATAAATCCGTGGTCCAATACTTTAATTTTATCAGTCATTTTTCTAAAAACCTTCCGTCAATATTTTGACTTTGTAATTCGTTGTATTCCAACATTTCAACCTTGCTTAACATTGTATCAGGGATGATTTGCGGGGGAGCTGAATTATACAGCATTGCAATGTATACGGGGATTTGGCGTGGTATGTGGCACCACGCAACTAAACCGCTCGGAGTTTGAACGGCTATCATACTATCCTGCTAATTCCGGAATAATAAGTTCAATATACCCAAATTCAACCATTTGTTCGCGAGTCCAACCCGCATCCATGAAGTTTTTAAAAGGTTTACCTAATGACTTTGTAGACATTTTATATCCGCGGGGGATTTCGCCGTAAACTTCAGATTCAGGTTCAGGTTCAGGTTGGTTTTCATCTGCTCGTGCAATTGCAGCTTCATTTGAATAACCTTCGGGGAAACGTGCGGTAAGTTTTACAACGTTAGCTTGCAGGACAGTTATTAAAGGAATGTTGATAGTGTTGCACATTGCTTGAATGTAAAACATTAAATCTCCCAACTCTTTTACAAGCTTATCCCCGTCCAAGGTTCGGTTGTTTGCAAATGTCTTTTTAACTAAGTCAACAACTTCATCCGCTTCACCGCCGATACCTAAGGCAGCATGGGTTAAGTTCCAAATAAAAGAATTAGGATACGGCGCTTCGTTATTTGTTTTAAACAACCCTTTAACAAACTTTTCATAATCCTGTACCACAATACCAACGTCAATACAATCGTCAGCATTTTTTTCTTTAGCACTCATTTTTAACTCCCTATAAAATTAAACAGTAAACAGATATTAAAGCCTATCTTTACACCGCGCAATAAGTTTATTGATTCTATTATATCTCTTGCATATATTAAATTTTAACATTATATTAAACGCCTTGTAAGTAATATTTAAACGTTAAGGAAATCACATGGCAAAAATAAAAATCTTCGACAGTCCGGGTGCGCTAATGCAACAAACTCACAAGCTGTTAAAAAATGACGAACGCTCCATTGCGGAAATAAGTATTGATACGGGTATTACATTCTTTTGGCTGCAACGCTTTAGCGCCCACATGATGAAGAACCCTTCAGTTAATCGTGTGGAATTTTTGTATGAGCATTTAAGCGGTAAAAACTTAAACTTACAATAAAGGCAGCCTAAATGCTTAATAATTTTCCAATAGAGCTTAGGCAGCTTAACCAATGGATTGTCGCAGACATGACATTGAACGAAGCAGGCGAGCCAAAGAAGTTTCCATTAAATCCCCGCACCGGGCAATTTGCCGATGTAACTAATCCAGCAACATGGGGTAGCTTTGAAGAAGCAGTAAAAACAGGTAGCCCTGCAATCGGCTTCGTAATTACTAAAGACGACCCTTATACATTCATCGACTTGGATGACAAACTATCTAATCCAGCAAGCGATGAAGATAAAGTACGCTTTGGGCAAATCATAAATGCTTTCAATAGCTATACAGAATTATCCACTTCTGGTCGTGGTGTTCACATTATTGTAAAAGGCAAAATTCCCCGCGGCGTTCACCGCTCGCATGTGGAAATTTATTCCGAAGGCCGGTACATGATTTGCACTGGCAATGCTATTCGGAATATTCCAATTGAAGAGCGCCAAGAGTTATTAGACGTAATGTATGTGGAAATGCAACCTGTTAACATTGTCGACTTGGAACAAATTGACGGGGACTATTCCGATATTGAAATTTGTGAACGTGCTTCCAATGCAGTTAACGGTGAAAAGTATATCACGCTTTGCAACGGAGAATGGCAAGGCATTTATCCCAGCCAAAGTGAAGCTGACTTTGCATTACTTTCAATAATCGCATTTTATTCAAAAGACAACGAGCAAGTTATACGGCTATTCCGTATGAGTAAGTTAGGCAAAAGAGATAAAGCGCAACGCGATTCTTATTTTATAGGCAAGTACGGAATGTTAAACAAAATTCGCGCTAACGAGCCCGCCCCAATTGACTTCGACGCTGTTAAGCGGAATGCTGAAGCTATTATGAAAAAGCCAGAGCCTTTAATGCCTGCTCCAACTTCTAATTTAAAACCAACGAAACTAACCCCTCATAGTTCCACTTATACAACACCCCAAGGGTTATTAGGTGAATTAACAAATTATATATTTGAAACATCTTTTAAACCTGTACATGAAATTGCATTAGCTGGAGCAATGGCGTTTATGGCTGGAATTGCAGGACGCGCTTTTAATGTATCCAGCCAAGGTTTAAATTTGTATATTGTTTTGTTAGCTGGAACAGGTCGAGGCAAAGATGGGGCAACCGCAGGTATTAACCGTATAGTTTCAGCGTTACGCCCAACTATTCCATTAATAACTCAATTTGTCGGCCCTGTAGTTTTTAGTTCAGGTCCTGCATTAATTCGTTCTTTGTCCACAAAACCCTGCGTATTCTCAATCATGGGGGAAATTGGTTATACATTGCAGGAAATGAATGACGCACGTGCAAATTCTGCAAGCAAGTCGCTTAAACGTTCCTTATTAGATTTATACGGTAAGTCTGGCGCTAATGATTGGCTAGGAACTTCCGCGTATAGCGATTCCGAAAAAAATACTGCTGAAGTACAATCTCCAGCTTTAACAATATTAGGCGAAAGTACGCCCGAAATATTTTATAACAACTTAGACGAACAGCAAATCGCTGACGGGCTTATCCCTCGTTTTTCAATTATTCAATATGAAGGGATTCGGGTTCCCGATAACCCAAACGCAGGCCAACCCCCGCCTAAAGAATTATTAGCTAAGATTGGAAGTCTGCTTTCAATTGCGCTTACTAATTCAGTTAACAAAACGGTTAATAATGTAACTATTAGTGAAGCAGCTGAAAAACTGTTTAGGGAGTTTAGTTCTAAAATTGATAAAATTGTTAACGAAAACCCGGAAGGTTATGTTGCGGAGTTATGGAATCGTTCGCATATTAAAGCTAAAAAAACAGCTTCACTTATTGCAATAGGCATAAACCCTTATGCGCCTGTAATTAACGCGGAAGAAGCTGCTTGGGGCATACGCTTTGCGGAGAATGACGTTGCTATTGTTACGCAAAAATTTAAGACAGGGGATATTGGCGAAGGCGCTTCCAAACATTTGTTTGATTTAGAAAAAATAACGAAAGAATATTTAAATTCAACTGCAAAACAATTGGAAACGTATAACGTGAAAGAAAATCTATTTGAAGCTAAAATTATTCCAAAATTATATTACACAAGAAGGGTTAATAATAGAGCAGCTTTTAAGAATGATAAATCAGGGGGCGGGGCTGTAGCAATTTTAGACCGTACTTTGAAAGTAATGGTAGAAAGTGGAATGTTAGTGGAAATTGATAAAATAACTTTGAAGAATACTTTCAATTTTACAGGAATTGCTTATGCAATTGGAAGTTTTAAGTGAAATTGTTACCTAAGCGTTCCTTTAGTAACGCTTAGGAACGGGGTTAAGTTGTTGTTTTTAAACGATAAAGTGGTTAGTAACGAAGGAACGGTATATAGTAGTAAATAACAGTATAAAAATAATGGAGTAGATTAAGTGTTAAATTCTTACGTACACATAAATAATTTTATACCATTACGTTACTACGTTACTTACGTTACTATGTTGTTTTATATATATATTTTACGTTACTATTATGTTACTAAGTGAAAGCTCTAATTTAAGGATATTATTATGTTGCCAAGTGTTGATTTAGTTGTTTTAGATATATTTGCAAGAGATGGGATGGGCGGATTTAATAAGTTTACAAGAGAAAGACATTATTCTAACGGGCAAGTAAATTATGGAAGTAATGATTCAGACTTAGTTGTAAAGTTATCACTGCAACAATGTTTTGAATGGGCTAACAAAAGGAAATTAGAAATAGGGATTGAAAACCCTGAAGTTAAAGTTAGAATAAGATTACGATTAGCAAATGATTTATACGAGGTGACAAATTATGGCGGGTAACCAATCACGTAACAAGGGAGCAAACGCCGAACGGGAAATTGTTCGAATGCTGCAACCTATTGTGGACAAAATCTATAAGGTTTATGATATGGAGGAAATACCATTGTTAGAGCGGAATACGCTGCAATGTAATAAAGGTGGAAGTGATATAGCTGGACTTGAATGGATGGCGCTCGAAATCAAACGTCAAGAGACTTTAGATTTAGATAAATGGTGGGAACAGAGTAGAGCAGCTACAAAAAAAGGGCAAACAACTATTTTGTTGTATAGGCAGAACGGGAGGAAATGGAGATGCCAAACACACGGCGCTCTAATTTACGGCAACGATATCGCCAGTGGCCACAGTATCATAAGAGTTGATTTTAACATCGAAGATTTCCTTGACTGGTTTGCAAACAAAGTAGAAACTATGTTATTGATTAAATCAAAACAGCAAGGCATAGAAATTAAACGCTGGCCCCCTGCTCCACCTAAGGATTAGATTTTATGAAAACATACTACAAACGTTTTGTTCCAAAGTTTATTAGATTTATACTTGTCCCATTTATTTGGTCAGCAATTCTAGCATATTTAACTTTTGGGATAGCCTGCCGCGTACTCTTAGATTTATGGAAGGATTTTAAATAATGCCTTTTGAAAAATTAAGTCAAACTCAAACACCTTGGCATCACAACTTATCTCCGTCAATTCTAAATGCTCGTGACGAATGCTTCGCAGCTGAAATAAGTCGTGTACGTGAATTGCGTTTTTCAATCCTTCGTCACTTGGATTTAATAAACGTTGTACGCTATGAAGGTTTAGCTGCTCAAGTATGTTTACGGAAAGAGCAACTATTTACTCATTCCTTTGAAAGTGATAAAGCAATGCTTAAATTAAGATTGAGTTCTGCTTATGGGAGATTTGGAAATGTTACAGACAAAATATAATCACTTCAGCGATACGGAACTTATTTCCCTTTTTGAGGAAAAAGCGCAAAGCTCTGAAATTATCATGGAACTTTGCAAGAGGCTTGAAGCAAAAGAAAACAAGCTGCCTGCGAATACAAACTGTGACGTTGAATGCCCTGTTTGCGAAGCAGACTTTATTGTGGACTATGATGAAAATAATATGCTGTTTGAATTAAGGGTTGTATAATGACAGAAAAACTAAAAATTAAATTCACAGTTCACTATCACAGGTGGTTTAGAGCTTACCTGTTTGGAATTGAATGCGCTGCAAAGTTTGGATTAGAACCTGATTGGGATAAGTTTGAATACTGGGGCAAACGTGGCGTTTATGTAAAATACGAAAGAATCCAAAATGCTTAGTCAGTTGGTCAATCAAATAGTTGTGGCAACTAGAAAAACATGCTCTAATTGCCATATAGACAAACCGTTAAACAAATTTAGGCATACTTCAAACATGAATTGTAAGAATATTTGTATCAAGTGCGAAAATGCTAAAATGTATCATAAGGACAAATGATGTTGAAAATACTTCAAGAACGTGACCAAAAGATTGCCGAGCTGCTGGATGAATTGGCAGATATTTATGATTTACAGGTAATATACGGATTGGAAGATATGGGCACAATTGTATCTGTAGAAGAAACTATTGAAGGTGCAAATAAAACTGTTAAATTTATGAAAGACCATGATTGTCATTATTCAATTGTTGAGCTTATTAAACGACCTGTAAGGGAACATAATGAAAAGTAAACAGGCTTGGATTAGTGTGGATGATAGGTTGCCAGATATGCTTGAGTTAGTTTTATGTAAGGTTGGAACTAAGGTAAATCCAATACGAATATATAACCGAAAAAAGTCTAATTTTTCAGAAGAATGGGATTGGCATGATAATGGAATGAATATATTTGTATATAAGCATTTTGTCACACACTGGCAACCATTACCAGCACTCCCCACACCACAGAATGATAAGGAAACGGTATGAAAAAAGCAATTGACGCTCAGATTGAAGAATTGCAGTTTGAAAAACAATATTTAACTGACTTAGTTAGCTTTGCATATTACAAACTATACCCTATGACATTTTCAAATATTGAGGATGCACTGATGATGGACAGAATGAAACTTTGGTCTTTAAGGTACTTAAACTTTCTATCAACCCTGCCAACCACAACCATTGCGGAACTTGCACAAACTAGCAAAGTTTAATATACTCCCCCAAACCTAACAACGAAAGCTCACATGCCTGATGAATTAGATATAGCTGAAATGAATGAAAGCTTGCAACGGGATACAACCGTTCAAAACCTTAGGGATGCAGCAAGCAAGATTCCAATTGGGGGAAGTGGGTGAATGTTTTTATTGTGGAGAAACCTTTTCCCGCCTTGTCAATAAAGCTTGCGGGCGATGCAGGGATGCAAGGAAACTTCCATAGGGTCAATAAAATATTTGCCCAATAAACAATCTTAATGTAATATGCAATTTCACTTCGCAAATGACGTAAAGTCTTGGAGCGTAATGGGGATTAGTGACCCGCACCCAACCTTCGCTTAATTTCGAAGGTTAAAATGGTAGGAGATTGGTAACCTACTGTGGTTTAACTGGTAACAGGGAAACTAAACAAAGCCCTACGCAACGCTAGTCGTTAAAAATTCTTTCGATGCGTAGGCACCAATTATAAAAACAGGGACTATCATTAGCCCATCTGTTTCCAAGTTGAGTTTCTCCTAAAGGTTACTTATCTTGGTTTTATTAAGTCCTTTCGCGTTTGTTCATAGAGCTGGCGGAAGGCATCAAAGCGCCCTATTCGCCCTCCCCGTTTAGGGCGCTTTTCTTTGTAAAACATCATTTGCTTTGCAGCTTTTCTTAGCGTATGCTTTTTTCTAATTTCAATACATTAGGATTCACGCTATGCCTATCCCAATCCCAGCATGGGCGGGAATTAACAGCCCTATGAGTGAAACTGTAGCTATGACTCAAGGTGGTTTATTTATCACTGGAAATAACAGTTCAGGCACACATTCTCCTCTTGTTGTATCTGGTAAATTTACCTTTAACGGTGCAGATGCTAGCGGAAGCGCGTTAACTAACAATCACTTTTCATTGAAGTCACTGTCAATCTCAGGTGGTGCGAATAATGCAGTACAGTTCACTGGCGCTAATCCACAAAGACTATTTTTATCTGATATGTGGCTATCTAGCGCAGGAGCCGGAGTAGCGGCATTATTAGCGGACAATACTGGTACGGGGTCATACATAGAGATTGATGGGCTGCATATAGCTCAGACAGCAAGCACTGGTGATAACTACTGCATTGATGTAACTAATGGTGCCGTACATATCTCTGACATGGAGACTTCTGTTAACGCACAAGGGCAAGTTGCACGAGTTAGCGCAGGAGCCTCACTAACAATTGGAGGCGAGTCTGAAATTGACGCAAATGGCGATGAAGCAATTCACGTGGCCTCTACTGGTTCACTAGCAATTGCACAGAGTCAGGTTACTAATATCGCAGTTAATAGTTCTGGTATCAGATTAGATAGCGGTGCGGTTGCTATTATTGGTGAAACAAACTTTCAGATTCCACTCGGTGCTGTAGCGCTTACATTATCTGGAACAACTGGTAGTGTAACCGTTACGGGCGGAACTGGAGCAGGATTCAAATCTACCGACGTTGGCCGTACGTTTTGCTTACCATCTAACGGTGCAGCCGGTATGTATGCCTATGCGGCTATAACAGCGTTTACAAGTTCTACGGTTGTTACAGCAACGCTGGTAGGCACTCCTTCAGGTACATCTATAGCAACGGGGTTGTGGTCACTAGGATATGCAATTGAAGGCCCTGCTACGGGTTTGGCTTACGTGTACATGGACTCTGTTACATTCCTGCCGTATGCAACTGGCGCAGCTTCTAACAATCGGGTGCATCCTAATGTGGCGGTACTAGCGTTACCTAGGTTAGCGCCTAGAAGTGTTATTAACTTGGAAGAGGTATCTCCAGAGCAGTATGGGGGTATATATGGCACTGTTTATCGGACGTATTTTGGAGCGACACTACCAGCCGCACTAACAGCAGGTAGCAGTGTATCAAAACTGTTACATTATGAAACAACATTTACTAATGGTATAAGCAGGTTTACTGCTACGGGGTACACAATTGGTGGGTCTCCTGCTACAGTAGAACTACAATTAATTGGCACAGCGGGAAAGAATAACTTGCAATTAACTGTAGCGGGCGGTTGGTCTGTAACCGATGGCTGGGTCGATTACACAAAATAAAAATTAGAAAACTATGTTATACTAATCAAACTAAACAATAACTCTAAAGGGGTTAAAAATGGCAAAAGTAATTCATATTCATTTAAATGCAAGGCAAGCTGGGAAGACGAAAGACAGCTCTCAACAAATTGACCAAATCTTAAAGATTAGCAAGCAGCTTGAATTAGGTTACACAAAAGAAAAATTTGCTGGTAAAAGCGATGCTCAGTTAGCAAGTTTACTCGCAGAATTGCAGAAGCGTTCTAAGGCTTATACTTCTGACGCTTCCGAATCAATCAGCCTTTCGAAAGTGTTAGCTAAGTTCCCTGAAGCAAAAGCTTTTGGTTTATTTGACGTGACGTTTATGAACGGGGCTGTCCACATGGGCTCCAATTATGATTTACCAAAAGACTTGGTTGCAAAGATTGAAGCGTTTGTGAAGGGTATTGTGACAATTAAATAAACCATTCATCTCCCCTCTGAATGGTTTATTTCAACAGCCTACGTCCTTCTCCAGCGTAGGCTGTTTTTTTTAGTTAAGTATGAACGCCTTCTTCCGCTTTAACCCATTTGTAAAATTGCGTTGAAGCTGTATTAAGGTTTATACCCGCTTTCTTAGCTGCTTTCAACACTTCCTGCCTACTTGCCCCAGCCATGGAAGCAAATATAGCTTTGCATTTTTGAACAGTTGAAACGGGCTTTGCAGCAGGGGAAACAAGCTTCAGAAGTTCCTTAGTTAATTTGTGGGCTGAAACCTTAACCGTTTTGTTAGTGCTGTTATTAATTAATAAATAACTCATTTTAGTTCTCCAGTATTTAAGTTGACTGCATTATTGCAATCGATATGCAACTTTAACTTTTGAGCTAAAACAGTTCTGTACGTTACCCCGCATAACTTTAACTAATTAGACCACATTTTGGTCAATAAAAAGGAGCCCTAAGGCTCCACGTTAAAACAAGCTGCATAATGTTAATAGCCGTTACCTTGGGAAAACAAGTTATACGCCCTTCCCGCCCCAGCTAACTTATGAAGCTCCCGTTTTAGTCTTGCACGTATATGAGCGCATGATTCCTTATGTGTAAGCCTAGCTAATTTTACTTTGAGCTTACGGTTCATTTTATACTCCGTCAATGTATTTAGCAAATGTTAGAACTAAAACACCAAGAGCAATTAAGCTCATAAATATTGCACGGATTTTCAATTTATCCATTTTAGATAACTTCATCTTAATTACCCTTTCACAAAGAAAATAACGTAATAACCCGT